CCGGTACAGGTGGGGCGCCTCGCGGAGCCACCACTCGCGCGTCCGGGCCACGAGCACGGGGGCCACCAGGGCGTTGGCGAGGATCCTGCGCTCGGCCGAGGTCCCCTCCTCGGCGGCGACGCGCAGCAGCGACGCGCTCTTGCGCAACCCGTAGGGAGGCACCGCGCCCTTCTCGCGAACGGGCAGGTCGAAGGGCTCGATCCGGCCCAGCTCGTCGTACTTGCCCCTCACGCCGACGTCGAAGCCGCCGTCCCATCCGGTGTCGAGCACGGCGCCACCGCTCTCGCGGACCTGGCGTTCCATCTCGGGCACGAGCACCTCGGCGTCGCCGCCCGGGCGCCCTTCTCCAGGCCATAGGTCGTGAGCGAGCTCGAGCCAGTCGGTGTCGTCGAGCATGCCCCTGAGCGCCTCGGGCGCGATCACGTAGAAGGACGCCGTGTCGGTCACGGCCTCGGCCGCCTTCTTGGCGTGGCTCTCGCTCACGGTGCCGTCCCTCTTGTAGTCTTCCTCCAGGCCGGGCACGAGGTACTGGCTCTTGAGGGTCGAAGGCTCGTGGCCCACCGTCTCCGCGGCCTCGTCCAGGGCCCTGTCGAACTCCTTCCTGAGCTTCTCCTCGCGCTTCTCCGGGTCCTCGGGCAGCGGGCCGCCCTCCCGGCGCACGCGCCTGAGCCGGTCCTTCATCTCCCCGTTGGCGTGCAGCCCTCGCAGGTCCTTCGCCGTGACGCCGAAGGGCCTGAGGTACTCGTTGACCTCGTCGGCGCTCACGTCCAGGCAGGTCGCTTCGGCGCCCTTGTCGGCGCAGGCGGCCCTGAGCGCCTTCACGAGGTCTCGGTCCGTGACGGACTTCTGCTGCCTGACGCCCGACTTGCCGACGTAGCTGATCTTGGCCTGGCCGTCGCCGAACCTGACGTGCCGCACCTTCCAGTTGGTCACGCCATAGTGGCCGTCGGACGCCGACTCGTCGTTGCCGGGACGCTCGTACGTGTGATCCATGAGGCCCACGGCGGCCGCGACGTCGCGCTTCTTGGGGTCGTCGGATCTGATGTCCTTCTCGAGCTGCGCGCGGAGTTTGCCTATCGATCCACGGAGCCTCTCGATGCGCTCGGCCTTCTCGCGGTTGCGGTGCTGGACCTGGCGCTCGGAGTACTCGTAGACGGTCGTCTCGTCGCCGTCCTCGGACCTGACCTTCTTCTTCGACTTGTAGCGCGCGAGCACCTCCCGCGCGGTCTTCCGGCCCGGCTGCTCCGTGCGGTCCTCCATCCTCTGCCGGTAGCGGAAGGTCCGCACGGGGATCTTGGGGCGTCGGCCGTCGGGGAGGACGTTGCGCGGGGGGGAGAGGTCGGCGTGCCCGGGGATGACGTACAGGTAGAGCGTCGGGTTCGTCGTGTCGATGGTGAGCTGGCTCGTGGTCCGCATCTTGTCGGTGCAGCGGACCGGGTTGAACGGGCTGTCGGCCTCGTGGATCGCCTGGACCAGGGCCGGGGCCACGACCTCGGGATTGTTCACGTTCTGGAGGCGCTTCTGGGCCTCCCAGCGCCGCACGATGGACGACACGTAGTCGTCCCCGTGGGTGTAGCCGGCGTCGGGGTAGGCGACTCCGTGGTTGGTGCGCGTGTTCACGCGCGTCGGGTCGAGGCGGTGGATCTTGGCCGGATGCCTGCCGCTGCGCTCGATGCAGACCATGCGCTCGCCGTCCGCCACGAACGTGTGACCCTTGATGCCGCCGCGGAAGGAGACGAGGGAGCGGATGGCGTCGTCGAGGGTCTCGGCCTCGAGCGCCTTGAAGATCTTGGGACCGTCCTTGGACCTCTTGGGCCCCTTCTGCTTGTCGCCCTTGGTCTTCTTGACGCCCTCCTGCTCGTCCCGGACGACCATGAGCGTCGTGTTGACGATGCCGATGCCGTGCTCGTTGACGCCCTCCAGGTAGCCCGTGGTCTTGTCGAACACCACGGCCATCTCGGTGCCGTCCCGCTCGACGTGGAGCACCTGGAGCTTCGGATCGTAGGCCCGGTCGCGGGTCTTCATGAGGCACAGGCCGTCCCCGAACTTGCGGCCCGCGATGATGCAGGCCTCGCGGTCCATCGCTGCGGTCTTCCGCGCCTCGGGCAGCTTCCAGATCCCGTAGAGGCCCACCATCCTGTTCTGCCTGCGGCCCTTCGGGATCGGCTCAATCTCCACGGAGGGGACGCCGCGCTCGTCGTCGAAGATCCTGACGACCCGACCGCGACGGTTCTTGAACTTGCCGTACAGCACCTCCTCGCCGACCTCGAAGTAGGCGTCGGCTGCGAGGTGCCTCGCGGCGACGCGGAGGGCCAGCTGTGCTAGCGCGGCCATGCTCGGAGGACCTCCTCGGTCAGCCTGCGCCCGTCGGCCGCGAGAGGGGGGTTCTTGAGGATCAGGTCGCGCGCCATCGGCAGGATGAGGCGCCGCTCGGGACCTGGGAGCCCGAGCTCCTCGATGATCCGCCTGTTGTCCACGGGCGGCTTGATCAGGAGGTTCACGAAGTCCGCGGCCTCGCGCTCTGTCATCGGCATCGTGACCTCGCGGACGCGCTGCTGTCCCGCGCGGTCGAGGAACGAGAGGGGCGTGGTCGCGGGGACCCCCATGTCCATGAGGTCGAGGAGGAGGGGGACCCTCCTGTTCGTCCGCAGCTGGTTCGCCATGTAGGCGGAGAAGGGCTTGCTCGACCTGATCATCTCGGAGACCACCTCGAGCAGCCCGAGCTGCTTCATCTGCTGAAGAGCCTTCCTGGGATCACCCATGAAGAAAATCCTCCACTTGCGAGACGCACCACGAAGGACGCTCCTTGATGTCACTCTCCCACATCACAAGCAGCCCATAACCCCGATTTCGGAGAAAAGTGGCCTTGCGGCGGTCTCGGTGAACATTATGCCGTTGCGTCTCATCAAGGTCGCCGCTCGCGTACTTCTCAGGGTGCGCGTGCCAATAGTCGCCGTGACACTCGATGACCTTGTTCTCCGATACAAGGAAATCGACGGTGTAGAACCCAATCACGACCTGTGCTTCAAAGTCAGTTTGCAAGTCTGACAACCATTCCCTCATCGCCACCTCGATCGATGAGGGGCTGTCACGTCCGAGACGCTCGCGACCCTCACGAAGCTGAGCGACTTTCTTGGCCTTTTCCTCGTCCGATGCCTGACACCAACGGACTTTGGCTTTCTCGGAGAGGGTGGCCTTGGCCGACGGTGGCAACTTCTTGCCGCGCATCGTGCCCGGCTTACCAAACATCGGGTTTCGAGCACCGACCATCTTGGGTCGCCCATTCTTGTAGGAGTTGAGCGCCTTCTTTCTGAGAAGATCTCGCTGGGTAACAGTGAGCACTACACCTCTGCGCGGCCCCTCACGTCCGAACATCCCATTGTTCTCCCCCTTGCTTTTCTTCGAAAGGATCCGGCGGAACTGCTCATCCGTATGGCGAAGACCAAGACGCTTTGCCCTCACCTGTATGGCGACCGGCGTTCGTCCTAGCAACCGTGCCGCGACCTCCTCCCGCGTGAGGTCGGACTTCCATAAGTGGCGAAGAAGCCTCTCCTCTCCTTCCGTCCAAGGTCTTCCGGCCACGATTACCTGCCCTCCAGTGTCTGCATGAGGATCGTCGCGACCGCCTCCCAAGGCATTCTCTTCAGTTTGCTTGCATTCCGGCGTACTGAGGCAGCCACATCAGGTGGGATTTTCAGATTGTACTTGGAGGCGAGTCGAACAAGACGCAGCATCCTCGTCGGATCGTCAGAGAACACCTTGTCGGGCGGCTGCGGGCACCGCAGGACCCCCTGCTCAAGGTCGCGCCGGCCGCAGCCGGTGAGGTCGATCACCTCGGCCTTCTCGGGCCCGTGCGCCAGGTCCATCAGACGCCAGAGAAGCGCGTTCATCGTAAAGTCTCGACGCCTGACGTCCTCCTCGATGGTGGCCGGGGCAACCGTATGGGGTTTGTGCCCCTTCCCGAGTCCCTCCGCGTAGCTCTCCTTGCGGGCGTTGGCGATCTCGATCACCTCGCCTCGCATGTCCTCGCCGTCGAGGACCCAGCTCCCCTTGATCGTCAGGATGGCGACGCCGTACTGGTTCGTCGTGACGTTCGTCGGAGCGGGCACGTGCCGGGAGATCTGAGCCGCCAGCCACGCGGAGTCGCGTCCGGCCCGAACCGAGTCGATCACCACGTCGAGATCCTTGATGGGCCGACCGATGAGGAAGTTCCTGACCGCACCCCCGACGACGTAGGTGTCCCGGGCGACGCCCAGGCGCCTGGTCACGTCCGAGAGCCACTTCATCAGGGCGACGTTCTTGCCGTGCGGGATCGAGGCCATGTACCTCGATGCTACCCGCTTTATGACGATCTCGGGATCTTCTCCCCCCTCCAGGCAGTCCTCGCCCCGGAAGGTCTCGTCGTGGATCACCTGGGTTCTGGCCTTCAGACGCTCTGCCAGGTCCTTGGCCTCGAGACCGCCCTCGAACTTCTTGGTCTTGTCGACGAGGTCCAGGATCTCCTTCTTGTAGGCGTCCAGGGACTCGCCCGTACCGTCCCAGTTCTGCCGGAGGGCGTCCACGATGTCGCTGTCGCCCTGAAAGAACCGGATCTCATTCGGCCTCTTGCCAAGCCATTCCGCGAACTCGACGAACCACTGATTCACGTGCTCGTGCTTGCCGTAGTCCCTCGAACCGTCCTCGCGGAGGGCCCCAGTGCAGAAGTCGAACACCGCCTGGAGCTCCTGCTTGGTCGCGGGGCGCCCCCACTCCATCAGGTACTCCATGTCGACGTCCGCGAGCGCGGCGTCCATGATGTCGGCCGGGCCGTCCCCGTTGTAGCGGGCGTCCGGCGGGTCCGTGCCGGGGATGGCATTCATGAGGCCGCCCTTGTCCACGGGCGGGCAGTTGATTCCCGGACTGCCCGGCCTGATGGCCCACCATCCGGCGATCTTGCGAACGAGGTAGCGCGCGGCAACGTAGCGGTGCAACCTCCCGCGGAGCCACGTGTCGGAGATCTTGTAGATGGAGGGACCGAGCTTGAGCTTGTGGACCTTCGGGAGACCCCAGACCTCCATCTCGTCGAAACTCCAGGAACCCTTCGGAACCTTGCCCTTCCACTCGGAGTCCGTACCCGGTAGGTATCCGAGCGTCACGTGGGGTTTGAAGTCGGGCCAGCTGTCCTCGACTTCGACGCCGTTCTCCTCGAGCTCCTGCCTGATGCGGTGCTTGAAACCCGACAGGTCCTTGTCGAAGTCCACGGAGACGTGGGGGACGCGACGATCCTTGTCTTCGTGGGTGAAGTACTCGAGGCCCCCGAGCGTGGCCTTGGCGCCGGGCCACCAGCGCCGACAGGCGTCCCGGAGCGTGTCGACCAGGACCTTCTGGTCGCGCTTGCCCTTGCAGTCGCCGATGTAGAGGAAGGTCACGTGGGACGGGGACGGGTCGTCCTCGCCGAGCGACGGGAACTTCTTGGCTAGATCCTTCGGAAGCGGGATGAACAGCCCGACGTGCTCGCCGACGCCGGTCTTCTTGCCTGTCGCCTTGGCCGTCTTGCCGAGATCCGGGTTTCGCTTCCACCGGGACAGCGGAGTCACGCTGTCGGGGTCGGTCTCGAACGTGCCCTCTCCCTTCACCCTGATCGTCACGGGGTTGTCGAGGCTCGAGGGGGCCTGCGGTTTCACGACGATCCCCGGCAGGTACCTGGGGCCGGGCGGCACGAGCGGGCCGTAGACGATCCTGTCGCCCTTCTTGAACTCGTCGCCGTCCCCGGCCGTCTTCTTCGCCGGATACTCGCCGTACTTCTCGCCCACGACGCCGTCGGGAATCTTCTGCTGCTTGATGATGTCGCGCCCGTCCGGACCGTCCTCCTTCACCCAGGCGTCGTGGTGCTTCTGACAGTGCCAGGCACGGCCGCGACCCTCGGCCCAGAGGCACTCCACCTCGGGCGGCTTCTGGCAGCCCTTCGCCATGCACCGCGAGAAGCTGTGGCTCGCCCGCCTGACGAGGCCGCAGGGCAGCCGGTAGACGCCGATCACCGCCCCGTCCGCCACGTCGAGGAAGTCGGGCTCGGCACCCCGAAGCCTCGCGCGAAGCCACGCCTCCGCGAGCTGACGCACCGGCTCGGGAGGCGTCTCCTTCGTGAAATTGTCGGGGATGAGCGAGGGCACGGGGCCTCCGCTAGAGGCCGCACGATAGGGCGAAAACCGTCCTAGAACCGTCCGGGTTCCTCGGGCTTCTTGTAGTCCACGCCCAGGACGTCGGCGATCTTCTGAACGATGTCGGACCCCTCGACGAGCTGGTCGCCGACGCGCCCGTAGGCGGAGCGCAGGACCTCGTTGAACTGCGAGTCGTTGAAGGTCCCGAAGTCGGCCTCGAGCCTCTCACGGACGACCACCGGGTCGATGTTGAGCAGGTCGAGGATCGTCTCTATGTCGAGGCTCCCCTTCTGGTAGAGGTTGAACAGCGCGTCGAAGGTGTCCTGGTTGTCGCGCAGGGCGAGCCGCGTGAAGCTCAGGCGCGGGTAGATCACTTCGAGCTGGCCGTCCTCGTCCTCCTCGACGAAGCCCATCCGACGACACATGGGCTTGAAGAAGTACTCCTCGACGAGGCGCTGGACGTTCTCGCGGAGCAGCATGTAGCGCGTGTTGATGACCTCGAGGTTGATGCGGTCGCCGCTGTAGCTCGACTCTCCGTTCAGGAGGGTCTCGGTGACGCCGAGCCCCGCGTAGAGCTGCCGCGCGATGAGGTCGTACTCGCTCGAGAGTTCGAGGAGGCGCCCGTTCGAGTTCATCTCCTCCCACGTCACCTGGAAGTTGGTGACGATGGTGTAGTCCGGGTCCTGGAGGGCGAGGTCGATCTGGTCGCGGAGGGCCTCGGTGTTCTCCTCGTCCATGTCCTCGGCGTAGACGAGCCGGATCGGCGTCATGTGCCGGGAGGCGATGCTGGTCTGGGCCTGTCTCAACTTATCAAAAAATACTAATGTTCTCAAGCAGTTATGGGTCACCATTTGATGTGTTACGTGAGACTCGTCTCCCTCGACATCGAACGAGAACACGAGTCCTTCGTATGGCACCAAACCGGTGCCTTCGACCCTCCGCGTGAGCCATCCGTTCACGAACTGTGTACGCAGGGCGTTCGGGTGCGTCTTGTCCTGCCACTCGACCTTCGATCCCTTGACGGACCCCTCGGCCCAACGACGCACGTCAGCGTGGCGCGTCGCCGTGAGAGTCGCGTACGCCTTGGCATCGTAATGGTAACTCTTCTCTTTCCAACCCCTCTTGGTCTTCCAGCGCCGCGTCCACGACCGCGCGGGTTTCACATAGTTCCTGACCTGGGTCTTTATCCCGAGCCTGTTGCAGAGGAGATGCACCTGGTCGAGGAGGACGCGGTTATCCATCTCAAACCTGATGGTCGTCTGTGTCGTCCTCTCCTGGAGATTCCCGTCCGTGTCGAGCAGTCCCCGCAGGAACGCCAACACGCGAGCCTCGTCGAGGTCGAAGAGCCACCTCGGGATCCGCTTGCTCTGGGCCGAGTGCCCGAACTCATCCATAAACCACCGCGCCAGGAGCGGATCCTCAATCCTGAACGCGTCGGAGCCGGACTCCTCTCCAAACAGGTGGCCGTCCGAGCACTGGTCGCCGAAGGAGGCACTGGCGAGCCTCATCTCCTCTGCCTTGATTTCCTGCTCCAGGTCGCCGGTGCCCGCGGTCCAAGCGACGGAATGAGAATTGAGGACCAACTCGTCCGAGGTCCAGATGTTGCCGTTTCCGACCCACGTGCCGAGCAGGTAACAGAATCCCTCGTCCACCTCGATCCGGGCGACGGGGGACGTCATCGTGACGCAGCGGGTCTCTCGCGGGACGACCGCGTCGCCAGAGAGGGGCCACCAGGTCGTGCGACGACCTCGACCCCGTCCAAGGCTCCGACTCTCGGTGCGCAGATCCGCTTCCCTTCGGAGGAGGTGCGCGTAGTTCCTGAGTTTCGACTTGTCGACTCCGGTGACGGCCGCGATCTCGTCATAGGTGGCCTCCGTGGGCGCGTCCAGGTTCTTGAGCCATGCCACGAACCGACGCATCCCCTCAGTCGCCTCGATCTGACCCGCGTCGTCGTTGTCGTGCTCGAAGGTGACGGTGAGCCCATCGGGACCATCCTCGACGTCGATGACGCGAACCTCACGGTTGCGGATTTCGACTTCCTTCGCGTTTTCACGGAAACGTCGCGCAACGTTGAGCCTCCGATTACTCCACCACGTCGCGAGGTCGATCTCAGGGACGGGCTCGTTCTCCGGGACAACGTGACTCTCGCGCACGATGTCGCCCTCGCGCACTTCGCCCGCGGGCACCCACGCCTCGGTGCCGTCTTCCCGCACGAGGAGCACCTCGTGGTCAGTGGTGAGGGCCAAGGGGTCTTCGACGCCTTCGATGCGCAGGACCGCGACCCTCTCGCGCACCGGGCGAGAACCTGCCGTGGCCCGACGGAACCGACCCTTGTGGGTCAACAGGAGATCCGTAGTCGTGTCGACGTCCTCCACGGGGACCTGCCGCACGATCCCGTTGCGCTGGACGGTTATGAGCGTGCCGGGAAGAAGGCACCGCTGGAGGATGCTGTGGCCCCTCGGCTCGTACTGCGACTTCTTGTTCGCCATGTAGTGGACGAAGGAGCCGCCGTCCGGGTCGGTGCTGAGCGGGACGTTTTCTCCCCTGCGAAGGGCCTCCACCACGACCGGATCCATGGACTTGACGACGCGCGCGGCGTACTTGTCGCCCTGGTCGGCCATGTCGAGCAGGTGCCTGCTCTTCGAGTCGGGGATCAGATCGATCAACACCTCGTCGGTGAACGGGAACGTCTGGAGGTGGATCTGCTCGGGCGGGACGGTCCTGATGCTGGTCCACCCCTTGTAGTGCTGCTTCATCCACCTGACGGTGCGCTCGTTCGCGTCCTCGCGGTCGACCCACGTCTCCGTCAGCGTGCCGTCCGCCTCGACGCGCCTCACGACCTTCTTCCGGACGTCCTGTGGGATCTCCGGGTTGGCGTCCTCGCAGAAGATGTAGACCTCTCCGATCTTGAAGTAGTCGTGGACGATCTCGAGCAGACGCTGGAGCAGCCCGATGCGCTTCACCCACTTCTCGCAGAACCGCAGAGACGCCTCGGCCATCCGCCTGTCGTTGGCCTTCGGGCGCCCGAGCCGGACCTTGGACAGCGGCAGCTCGGTGTGCAGGTCGAGCGCCTGCCCGACGAACGGTTCGTTGTCGTAGAAGAACCTGTAGTAGTTCCACTGCTCGTTGAGCGACTGGGGAAGCTCAAGGAAGTCGGTGCTCAGCTCGGGGGAGTAGAAGTTTCCGGAGCTCGCCTGCATGACGGCTCCGGCTCCGAAGTTCCCTCCGAAGCCTCCGTACCCTCCGTAGCCGGTGCCGCCGCCTCCGGCACTGACGCCGCCGTAGCTGCCGGTGCCCGGCCCGCAGCTCGCCACCCTCGCGCGGAAGCTGGTAGGGCCGCCCCTCGATCTCATAGATCCGACGACGACGCGGGTGGGTTTGCCGATGTGCAGCTCGGGCCGGGTGTTCGGGACGTCCGCCACGACGCGCTCGTCCTCGTTCTTCCTCTGTGAGGACGGGGACGCCGATCCCGCGATTGCGTTCTTGCTGCCTTCCGCTGCCATCGCTCGCTACTCCTGGGGTCCTGTGTTCTGTGCTCCTGTGGGTGGTTCAGTCGATGTGAAGATCCAGGTCGAGCTCGAGCTCTCCTTCGTGAAAAGTCCCGCGCCGGATGCGGCGCAGGGCACCCATGGCGTCCTCGATGCTCCGCACGAGGCGCCGCTGCTCGCGTCCCTCGACCGACTGGCGCCCTAGGGGCACCTCCGAGGCCGCTCTCAGGGCGCCTCTGAGAGCCCGTGAGGCTTCCGCGACGTTCGCCGCGACCCTGTCGTTGGCCTCCTCGAGGGCCCTTACGCGCCGCGCCTGGGCCTCCCTGGCCTGCGCGACGCGCTCCTCCCGACGCTGCTCGGCGCGGCGATCCCGTGCCCTCCGAGCCTCCGCTCGCTCGACCGCGATCCGCTGCTCGCGCTCGAGCTCCTGCTGGGCGACGACGGCCTCCCGGATGGTCTCGCGCTCGACCTCGGCGTCCTCCGTCCGGGGCTTGGGCTCGGTCTCGGGCGTGCTGTCGGGCGTATCGGTCACGTCGCTCGTCATCCTACCGAAAGCGCGGAGCCTTCGACATGAAACCCTCTTTGATCGCGATCTTCACGATCCGCTTGAGGAGGTTGATGTCCCTGATCGAGCCCTTGAACAGGTGCTCCCAGGAACCCCCGGCCCGCTCGAACACGCGCCCCACGCGGTCGAACTCTTCGGGCACGTGCAGGACCTTCCTGTCCTTGAAGAAGGTCTTGAGGACGTAACCCACGAGCCTGTGATCGGCCCTGGACGGGTCTCCCGGCATGATCCCCTTCGACATCGTCTACCTGTAGCGCCTCCGCGGGACCTGCCTCTTCGGGTCCGAGCCTCCGAGGAGCCTCTTGCGATGGTTCGCACGCCGGACCTTCGACGAGGGTTGCGGCCAGCTTGGGTTGATGCCGTTCTTCGACCGCGCGATGTGCTTCATCTTGCCGAGATGCTGGCTCGCGAGCCACACGGCTCGCGACAGGGCGTCGGGCATGTCGTCGTGCTTGCCCTCGACCTGGGGCGCCTCCACGTGGATGACGTACTTGCTCCTGTAGGTCGCCTGCAGCTCGGTCAGCTGCGTGAGGTAGAGGAGGTGCTCGGGCGGCTTCTCGTCTCGAGCCTCGTACCTCGCCTTCTCCTCCGGAGTGATGTCGTACAGGACGAGGCGCGGCTTTCCGTTCACGCGGTCCCAGAGGATCGACTTGAAGTTCTGCCAGATCTGGGACCTCTCCTGCGGCGAGAACAGCTTGCCCTCGAACTGCTTGAGGCCCTTCTTCGCGAGCGCCTGCTCGAGAGGGATCGCGCCCCACTGGTCGAAGAGGCCCTTGTAGAAGTGAAAGCGCCGCGACAGGGAGAAGATCCAGGCCGCGACCTCCTCGAAGTCGAGGCGCTCCTTGTCGGCGTGCTCTCCCTCTCCGGCCTTCATCTGGCCGACGAAGTCGAGGACGATCCGGTTGAGCTCGTCGATGTGGACGATGGCCAGGGCGCTCCCGTTCCCCGCCAGGCCGAGGTCGAATCCCACGAAGTACGGGCGCCTCGCCTGTCCCCGAGACCGGGGACGCAGATGCGGATCCACGCAGTCGAAGAGGTCTTTCGGGTCCTCCAGCCAGCCCAGGGTGGCGCTCCTGAACTCGCCCCCCCACTCGGTGAAGAAGATCCGGGGATCCTCGGCGTAGGCGTCCTTGAACACGGACGCCGAGACCGTCGGGTTGACCTCCCAGGTCGGGGCCTGAACGCACAGCATGTGCTCGGACGACTCGCCGCCCGACATCCCCTGTCGGAACTTGTTGTAGAACAGGCCCTGCGTGCCGAGCGGGGAGGAGATGAGGATCGTGCGACCCTCCGAGGGGGTGCCGGGACCATCGATCGGCTCGCCGTACTCGTCCTTCGGGGTGAACGTACCTATCGAGGGTGCGATAGCCTTCCAGACGTCCTCGGCCGAGCTCCCGCCCTGCTCGACGAAGTGGGCCACCTCGTCGAGGATGACGACCACGTTCCCCGCGCCGCGCAGGCCCTTGGCGTTGCAAGCATGGAAAGTGGCCTTGATGCTCGCCCGCGCCTGGGGGTTCTCGGAGTACGGGCCGAACTCTTCGATGTCGTGGGGGGTCTGGAACCGCGCGTACGACATCGTGTGGTTCGCCGTGTAGCGCCTGAAGAACGAGCACTTCGCATAGTGGCCCGACACCTCCTGGTAGAGGAGGCCCGCCTGGTCCTTGCCGGTCGCGACCGAGATGAGCTGGATGTTGCTCGACGGGCTCAGGCCGTAGTAGTGCTGCGGGTTGCCCTTGTTGATCAGCTTGTAGGTCTCGTAGGCCGCGACGCAAGAGCTGATCAAGGTCTTGCCACTCCGGCGTCCGACGCTCAGGATCATCTGTCGGCGTTCCTGTCCCGGCACGACCTCTCGGATGTTGCAGCGGCCCTCGTCGTTGAGGTACCGGAGGTACTCGGCCTCCGTGAACCTCCGGGGATTCTCCCGCCTCCAGTCCGTGATGACGAAGCTGTTCGCCAGGTTGTCGTCGAGCGGGATCCCGTAGTGGGCCTTCAGGATGACGCGCTGGACGGGGTACAGGCGCATGTCGAGGCCCCACTCGGCCTCGACGAACGTGATGATGTCTACGACGTCGCGCTGCCCCGCGTTCTCCGACCGTCGCCCGGCGTTGAGGGCCATCCGAGCCAGGTTGGCCGTGCCCTTCGCCAACGCCTCATCCTCCCTTCATCCGGTTGCGCGCCTCCTGCTCCCAGGACTCGTCGCTCATCCGCTCCGACAAACTCACGAACACGGTCTCGGCCTGGTCCCGTGGAACGCCGCCCTTGTGCATGGCCTCGCGGAAGTTGTCGAGCATGAAGCTGAACAGCTCGCGGAACGCGGGACTGTCCATGTCGATGGTCTTCCCGGAGAGCTGCTCCTTCCGCTTGATCCACGTCTCGGCCAGGGCCTTGAGGGCGTTGATTCGGCGGATGGAGAGTTGGCTCGTCTCCTTGCCGGTGCGCTCGGCCTCCTGCCGCTCGAACTCAAGCGACGCCGCCTCCTGCGCGAACCCGTGCATGACGAGGTGCAGCACGTCCTCCGAGTCGACTCCCTTCGAGAGCTGCCGGAGCAGGGGGTCCATGTCGAAGAAGTGCTGCTTCGCGACCTGGAGCTGCGCGACCGTCTGGGTCACGGGAGGAGGTGCCTTCGGGGCCGGGGGTTTGGCCTTGCGACCCGGCTTTGTCTTCATGACCACGGGCTTCCCGTTCAGAACGACGATCTCGTCGCCCTCGAGGATGCCGCTCAGGTTGCCTCCCTCGATGTCGCGCCAGCGCTCGCCGCCCTTCTCCGTCTTCACCTTCACGCGCTTGGCGTCGTCGGGAATGAGGGCGAGGATCTCGTCGCGGGTGCTCTGCCTCTCTGCTTCCATTCAGCCTCCGCGGGCTAGGGGGCCACGCCGTTCGGCAGGCCCGGCGGCAGGATGTGCGGCGGCTTGATCGGCCCGTCGCCCGGGGAGGGTCCGTAGCCGAGGACCCCGTCCGGGGAGCCTGCCGGATAGTTGAACGTGAAGTTGTCGTTGCCTCCCCTGTAGGTCGCGTCGAAACGCAGCCCGACCTGGCCTCGCGGACCGCTCACGGCCACGTTCGCGAGCGCGACCACGGTACTGTAGCCGGGAAGGTTGTCGATGGCCGCGCCTATCGCCGCCGCCGTCGCGTTGACGCCGGCCCCGACCACGTAGTCGCGGTTGGAGACTAACTCATAGGGACCGAGGTACAGGATCGCGGAGAGTCCGGCGAACGTGTTGTCCACGACGTCGAGGCTCGCCTGCGGCAGCGCGGTCGGCGGAAAGGGCTCGAACCCCTGCTGCAGGCTGCTGACCACGACCGACCGCGCGGCGCCTGCCTGCGTGTGGTCCAAGGCGAACCCGAGGGTCTGCACGTGGGTGAACTCGAAACCCGTGCGCGTCTTCGTCGGGGCGTCGTGAACGGGGTCCGCCCCCGTGATCGAGCTCGGGAAGGGTCGCGAGAAGTTCGCGACGAGGATCTCGTACCCGACTTTGGCGGCGGTTGGCATGCGACTACTCCTTCAAGCTCCTCCTGAGCTCGGCCCAGTCGGCCGACGCCTGCTTCTGCCGGAGGACCTGGCGCAGCAGGAACTGGTTCGTCTCGTGGTCGCTAGCCGTCGCCATCAGGTAGTCGTCCATGCCCAGCGACAGCTCGCCCAGGTCTCCGAGCTTGTCGTAGGTCTGCCGACACGCCTTCTGGAAGTCGTCCTCGGAGAGCAGCCCGCGCTTGTGGAGGCACTGGACCTCCGCCCACCGGGCGACCCAGGAGTCGAACTTCGGCGCGAGGCTCAGGGTGTTCACCGCCTCGTTCCCGTACAGGCCGACCATCTTCTCCGCGAGCGTGTCGACGTGGTCCTGGACGCTCTCGTAGAGCCGCTGGAACAGGAGGTGGTCGCCGTACGCGGGCGCTCCCTGAGCTTGCCAGTGAGACTGCTGGTACGACCAGTACTGGCCGCGCAGGCACGCGAGGAGCCACCGCAGGATCTCCACCGCCTGGGCGCGGTCATCGGCCGCGTTGCGGCCACCCATGAAGGTCCATCGCTCCGTGCTCATATCTCGAAGCCTCCGAAGAAGATCCCGTCGAGGAGCCCGTGCTCGGGTTCCTCGGTCTCCACGTCGTCGAGCATGGCGTTGTGGAGGCCGAACCGGGTGGCCTCGTCGGCCGCCTGAGTCCCGACCGCGAACATCGCCGCCGTCTGCTCCTGGTCGGTCATCTCGTGCGACGCGATCGTGCGGCGCCGAAGCTGCTCGACGTCGTCGCCGGAGAACTCGTCGGCCAGGACCTTGTTGTACTTCTGGCAGACGCCGTCGGCGTTCTTGAAGACGCACCCCTCGCAGCGGGGCATCGCCAGGACGTACTTCAGCCCGTTGGCCCGATGGCGCAGTCCACCCTCCTCGCAGCCCTTGGCCGTCTTCCTCGTCGCGTACGCGCCCGCATCGGCGTAGAGGTGACCCGACAACCCCTCGTGCTCGCGTCTGGCGGCGGCAATCTTCTCGCTCGCGGCCTTCATCACGCGCGGCTCGAACCTTGCCCGAAGGAGGCGGTCGAGCTCGCGCCCCGCCGCGCCCTCGCTCATCTGCCGCCGCGTCCAGCGCACCGCCCCCGAGACCTCCCCAGCGGAGACTACGGGCTCGTGTCTCGCCGGCACCGCCTCGCGGACCGCCGCGTCCTGGTAGTCCCGAGGAGCCTCGGACTGCTCGTAGTAGCCGTTCCTCGCGAGCACGGGGTCGAGCTCGAATGCGACCATCCTGCGCTCTAGCCCGTCGAAAAGGCCGTCGACCATCTTCCGCAGGGCCGCGCCCTTGACGTCTCCCTTCTCGACGGCCTCGAGCACCTGGGCGAACTTCCTCCGCGCCTGCTCGTAGCGGGCCTCGACGCGCCTGAACCCCTCGAGAAGGCGCAGGCGCTCGGCCCCCTCGGCGGCAGACGCCGTCCGGGCCATGTGCTCGTGTCGCGACGCGTCCGCCGCCGCCCGGGCGAACTGCTCGGCGGAGATCCTGACTCGAGCGTCCTGGAGGCTCGCTCCCGAGTAACTCGCCCGCTTCGTCCGCGCGGCGAGCAGGTGGGCCATGCGGAGACGCATCTCTGCGGGAGCCTCCGACTTGAACAGCCTGTCCGCCTCCTCCTGCGTGATGAGGCTGGCCTTGACGAGTGCTCCGAGCCTGACCCCGAGGTTCCGGATCACGACCGCGTGCTCCCTCGCCTCGTTCGTCAACGTCTCGCGCTCGCCAGTCTTCAGCGCCGCCAGGGCGGCGCGAGCCTCCTCGGAGGACACGCGGTCGGCCGGCATCGTGGGCCGCACCTTGGTGCTCTCGACGGCGAGGCGAGGCGCGACCTCGTGGGCCAAGAAGGCCCTGCGGAGCGACTCGCGCTTGTCCATGATGGTCGCCATCCTATCAAGACGTCCCGTCGCCTCGAGCTGAGGCGCGTAGTGCTCGTAGGCGTCGTTCCAGTCGATCTCATTCGCATGATCCACGACGCGCAGGCCCAGGGCACAGGCACAGTCGGTGCAGTCGCAGCCCTCGTGCGCCACGAGGTACCGAGCCCCCTTGGCGGCTCGCTGCATCGCCTCCCGGTGCCGTCCCTTGTGGAGACCGGGGTACGCCGAGGCCCGGACGTAAACGTTGCCGACAAGCCCGTGCTCTGCCTCGACGGCGCGAACCGCTCGGACGATCTTCGGCACGTCCTCGGAGTCGACGTGGGCCGCGAGGTCCGCCTTGATGGATTGCAGCGGATCTCCGGCCGCCGAGCGCCTCATGGCGGCGCCGACGAGGCCCGCGAGCTTCTCGCGATTGAGGCGGTCGTCGTCCTCCTTCCGCTGGTCCGCGTCCTCGTAGTGAGTCTCGTCCCGGTCGTACAGGTCGATCCGATGGATGCCGTCCGTGCGGTCCCCCCACGCCTCCTGCAGTTCTGGGATGCCGTTGTCGACCGGCTGATTCGGCAGGCGGTCGAGGTCCTGACGCGCCTCTCCGATCCACGAGAAGTCGACGACGCCCACGTCGCTGCGGTCGACGTCGGGATCGACCGAGGCGACGATGCCCAGGGCCTCGAGGTCGATGAGCGCCTCCTGCTCGACCTCCTGAGGAGGCTCCGTCTCCTCGTCGCCCACGATCAGCGCTCCCGGCAGCTGGGCGAAACCCGAGGTCGAAGGTTGCGGCACCGGGTCACGCGCCGGGTTCTCGCGGAGTCCGTGCTCGTACTCCATGTCGTGCCAGAAGCCGTCCATCATGTAGTTCGAGCCCCAGTCCTCGTTGAGCTCGCTCGGGAGGGTGGAATTGGCCTTCTTGGAACCCATCAGTGAGCTCCCTCCTCTATCTTCTCGAGCTTCCGGTAATAGTCGGGGTCCTCGGTGAGATGATCCATCGCGATCTCCCGGGCTAGGGCCGTGTCCTTCCCGGCATGTTCGCGCTCGACCTTGATTCCCTTCTCGAGCTGGACGGGATCGAAGTCGGACGGCCGCTTCTCGTCGGCCAGTCCGCCCGGGATGCGATCCCTGTACTCTCCCGCGATCCAGCCGTAGGCGACTCGTCGCACGCTCTCCTCGAGAGAGGCCACCTTGCCCATGGTGGCCGGGACCAGGTTCTGGGCATCGAACAGGTCGGGTGGCTGTCCCCTTCCCCGTTCCTGCATCTCGTGAGGCTCCATCTCGGGCACCCGTATCTTCGGCACCTGCGGTCGAGGACCCCTCCGCTTCCCCTGCATCGCCTCGTCGGCCTCCACCTCCTCGGCCCACTCCTGCGGGTCCCGACGGATGGTCTCGGCGTCGTCGATGATGGCGGAGACCTCCGCCTTCTCCCCGTCGTCCTCCTGGCGAGAGACGACGGCCCAGTGCGGGGCGTGGAGCTCGTCGTAGACCGTGTCGCTCAGGGCCGACAGGGCCTCGACGCAGTTCATGTACTGCTTGCGCATGTCCGCGATGTTCTGGATGTAGCCGCGGCCGCCGAGGCTCCCGTCGGGGCTCAGGCGAGCGGACTTCAGCTTCGCGAACTGCGTGTAGGCGGCGAGCACGTGCCCGAGGCCCGCGAGCGTCCCTCGCAGGATCTTCGCGAGCGACTTGCGGTTCTTCGGGGAGTAGTTGAAGTCGGCCGGGATCTCGCGACGACTCGGCGCGACGTCCGTGTAGGCCCACGAGCCCACGTCGCCGCTTCGGTCCTTCTTGAAAATGACCTCGCCGGCGGTCTTCACGAGGTCCTGGCGGTAGGCCGCGGCGACTCTCTTCGGGTCGGGAGTGGGCACGACGAAAGTTCCTGCCAACGGGGGCCTATAAAGGGAAAACCACCAATCCACGGCTCGTTCGAGGCGTGGCGCAAAGACCGCGAGACGATGGCATCACACCCGAAGCGGCTCTCCGGTGTCGTCGAACAGACGAGCGATCACGAAGTCTCCGTCCTCGGTCTGCTGGTAGGACCAGAGGTCCCTCGTGGCCCTGTGCACGAGCTCGTTGTCCTCCTCCTGACCCCATCGCAGGAATCCGCTCAGATCACCCAGGCAGCCCACGCGGCGAGCGAAGCTCGTCGCGACCTTGGAGCCGCTCGATGCCCTCCTGAGGTGCTCCGCGTGGACGGCGAGGAACTTGCCGTCGTCGAACTTCACGAAGACCATCTCGTCCAGGCCGGTCTGGTCTCCCTCCGCGGTCCGCACCATGACGACGGTGCCCTCGGCCTCCGGGAGCGGAGGATTCGGGTAGGTGAGGACGCTGCCGATATTGGTGACGAACTGGACCCTCGTCCCTGCCTCCGCGGGCGTCGGGAGGGCCGCCTCGGCGCGTCCCTTGTCGGTGAGCACCCGGAGTCCCGAGTCCCCCGCGTCACGCCCCTGGAGGTGGGCGTCGAGCGACGAGGCCGTTCGGGTCTGAGGCCCCTGCGTCAACTCGGTCCAGAAGTCGTCGTCTGCCATGGCTCTCCTCCTAGACGTCCCGCCTGATCACGTAGTGTACGGTCATGGTCTGAGCCGCTCCGAAGGCGATGTCGAAGCCGCTCGTCAGCTTCGACGACGCCGGAACCGAGGGAACGTCGGTGATCGCGGCCGGCGGCCCGTCCCACTCGAGCGCCACCGTGTAAGCGGTGTCGGGCTGGGGTTCCACGAAGGGCACCGTGACCACCGGGACGGCGACGAATGCCGCGCTCCCCTGCGCGGAGGTCTCGGCTAGGGTGCCGGTCCCGGCCGCGACCAGACCTCCGCGGGTGGAGTTGCTCAGGGTGACGGTCCCGGTCCCCCCGAGCGTCAGGGGACCGAATCGGCACCGGGTGGCCTCGAACGTACGCAGGGCCGCGTCTCCAGTGTAGCCGACGGCCCCGAGGAACGTCACGTCCTGCATGGTGACGCTGCCCGCTCCGGCCAGGTTCGAGGCGAAGGCGTAGCCGCTGCGAACCCGCTGGAGGCTGTAGGCCGAGGTCGCGATGCTCGGGATGTTAGGTGCGGCCGAGTTGTAGTTCGTGGTGACGCCGAACAGGGCCTGCTGGTCTACCAGGCTGAAGGAGGCGCACTCGGAGACCCACACCGAGCTCGTGGTGACGCCGCCACTCCAGTCGCCGCCCCTCACGGAGACGTTGTTGATCGAGACGGCCCGGATCTGGAAGCCGTTGACGCCGGTAGCCACGAGGTCGCAGTCGACGATCTCGATAAGGTCGTTTCCGACCGTCGAGCCGGCACTGGCGTCCGCGCCGCCCGCGAGGGTGGCGCCGGAGGGCACGAGGACCAGGGGGACGCTCGAGGCGATGGCGACGAGGTTGCCCGCGACGCCCGGATTCAGGGCCCGGACGGTGACGACGGTCCCGACCACGGTCGCCACCACGATGGCGTTCAGCCCGTTGACGGGGTCGTTGATGGCGTCGGCCAAGTTCGTGGCGGTCGAGGCCGCGTCCGTTCCGAGCTCGAACTCGCCGGGGGCCGGGACACCGCCGTTGGCGATGGCCGTCAGCGTCGTCACGTCCACGGTCACCTGGTCGCCCACGTTCGGAACCGAGGCCACCGTGAAAGTCCCCGTGGCGAACGTCGCGCTGCCGATGTCCACGCACGCCTCGGACGCCACGGAGTTCTCGATCCTGAGATCCTGGAGCCTGATCCGACGGGGGACGCTGGCCGGTCCCGCGCCGATGCGGACGGTGCTGAACGCGCCCGCGGATCGGAGCGTGACGTTGCCGAGTCCTCGCAGAACCGTCCCGTCGCGGATGAAGAGCACGTCCTCGGCGTAGATGCCGGGGGCCAGGAGAACCGTCCAAGGGTCGTTCACGTCGGCCGAGGTGGGTACGGCATCGAGTCCGGCCTGGACCGTGGTGATGGAGTCGCCGTTCGCGTCCTTGCTCGCCGCCGCCCCCGTGGGCGAGACGACAATGGTATTGTTCGCCTGCTGGAGTCCGGCGAGCTCGAATAGGTCGATGCCCCCGGGGATCCTCGGATCGGTGAAACGGAGCGAGCCGTCGTTCTCGTCGGCCTCGATCAGTCGTGGACCGACCGGCGCATCGGCGTTCTCGACCTCGTAGACGTCGCTTCTGAATGGGGGTTGAACGGCCATATCAGGTTCCTCTCAGGCTTCTAGTCCCACCAGAGCCGCACCTCGGGCGGGTCGTGGCTCACCATGTCCTTCTCGTCGGCACGAGACATGCTTCCTCCTAGACGAACACGTCGTAGCCGACCGTCCCGGTGTAGGTGGTATTGATCTCCAGGTCGAAGCCGGTGAGGGTCTTGTTGGTGATCTTCCAGTCGACGAAGTCCGGCAGCGACACGTAGACCCTGTACTGCGTGTTCGCGAACGGCGTGGCGAACACTATCGACTGACTGGTCTGGGCCGTGAAGGTCAGGGTTCCGTTGACTGCGCTCGTCTGTGCCAAGATGTTCTCCACGTCTCCCTTGGCGGCGTTGATCTCGTCGAGGACCTCCGCCGGGAGCTGGGTGTTGGGGTCGCAGATGCTCCCGTTCGGTGAGCGGATGTTCTCGACTCCGTACGTGCCGTCCTGGTTGACGATGATGGTGAACTGCCACGACGGGTTGCACGGATCATCGATCCGCACGTTGTAGACGAAGCAGCTCTGGAGGCGAGTGCGAACGGCGGCCATCTCACCAGATCCAGGAGGTCTCCAGGCCGCGCTTCTCGAACCACCCCTGGAGGGTGGCGAGGGCCTCTCGGTCGGACGACCAGACGTAGAAGCCGCCGAAGTCCTCCCTCACGCCGAGGTCGGGGAGGGGCGACACCCCGGCCATCCTCAGCCTCTCGTCCCGGAAAGCGCGCAGGACGGACGGGTAGTCTCGGGCGTTGGGGTTGAACACCTTGATGCGGTACTCGGGGCGGGCCTGCTTGATGAGCCACTGCCGGGCCACCGATTTGGACATCACGATTCGACGTGCTGAGGGTCTATCGGTCATGTGCCTCCTCGCGTGGCCGTCGCGTCAGCTCCTCACTTGCACTCCGAGAAGTCGATGGTGACCGCCGGGACCGACACCTTTCCGTCGGGTTCCGCGATCTCGTCCGCGATCGGCTTGATCATGCCGTTGACGTAGTGGATGGCCGCGAGCGCCGCGACCCCCTTCTTGCAGTTCGCTGTCTTGAGCTTGTTCGCGTAGTACAGGGCCGCGGTCAGGGTGATACCTGCTATCGCCTCGACGAGCACGGCGGCGTCCGGGTTGCCCTTGTCGAGCGTGGCGTCCACCTCCTCGGCCGGAGTCTCCGCCGCGGCCTCTTCGGTCGGCTTCTCCTCCTCGGCCGGGGCCGCTTCCTCGGTCGGCTTCTCCTCCTCGGCCGGGGCCGCTTCCTCGGTCGGCTTCTCCTCCTCGGCCGGGCCCATGGTCATCAGGACGACGGGACCCGCAAGGCGGGCGCTCTCGTCCCCCTCATCGGTCGCGGGACGCAGGGCGAGACAGTCGGTCAGGTCCATCTCGAAGGCCGGGATCTCGATCTTGTCGGAGATGCGCGCCTGGAGGGCGTCTCCGGCGCTGTCGAACGCGTCCGCGAGCACGTCGGCGGCGACGCAGGCCGCGAAATTCTTCTTCTCGATGGCCTCGTTGCGCGCGATCATGGCACCCACCGCGCCGGCCTCGAAGGCGACCTGGATGAGGGGATAGTAGTCCTCGGGAGTCGCCGTCTTCCTGTTGGGTCTGCAACCTCCCACGACGAGGGGCAGCGCGAGCATGACGACCGTGCTGATTTTGCCGAAACGGGACATGGCTGGCCTCCTAACCGGGGACCTCGGATAGGAGGAAAACCGGCCCTAATCCAGGACGTAGCTGATCTTCTCGTCCCAGGAGGGCCTGTCCACCTCGTGCAGGATGTTCAGGTTTTCCGCGATGCTCGCGAAGATCTTCGCGAGCTTGTGCATGCCAGGATGATCGAGCATCCGCTTCGTGGAACGCATGAAACGATGCCGGACCTTTCCTTGGGTCACGCCGAGGCGCTTGGCGACGGCCGACTGACACGTGGTCTCGTACATCAGCCGCATGATCTGAACGTCCTCGTTGTCGGAGAGGAAACCGCGCAGGGCGGTGAGCATCTCCTCCTCGGAAACGTCGGGGAGCCCGAGCACGAACCGGATCCGGGCCGTCGCGCGCTGGAGCCGGTAGCAGACGGTGGGCTGCGAGACCTTGAAGATCTCCGCGATGTCGGTCTGCGTCTTGTGGGAGAAGAAGTAGAGGTCGACGAAGTCGGCCTCGCGGGGCGGCAGCTCCTCCATGATCTCCCGCACGCGCTCGAGGTTGCGCTGCGACTCCTCGCTCGGCTCCTCGGAGAGGATCTGCTCGAGGAACTCGATGTTGTCCTCGGTGCTGACCCGGCTCTCCAGCTCGGAGGGGTCGACCGTCCTGCAATCCGCCCAGCTCGATGTCATCGTGTCACGCGGTGTCCAAGAACACCTTGGGGATCTTCGACAGGATCCTCAGGGAACGCAGCTCAAAGCGGACGACCGCGTGATCGCCCTCCGTGTCCATGACTGTACCCGTCAATTTGCAGTATGTCCCGTCCGTCACGAGCACCTCCATGCCGGGGACGATGTCGGAGGCCACTTCCTCGTTCAGCTGCCTCCGAAGTTCGGCCACTTTGTCGTCCGAGATCACCGACAAGACCCGCAGGCCGCGCGGCCCGCGCGAGGCCAGGACCTGGCTGACGAGCTTGGTCTGCTCGAGCCGAAAGTAACAGACCTCGTCCAGTCCGGTGGCGACGAACGCGTACCCCTCAAGGAGATGGACGGTGATTCGTCGCCCCTTCTTCTCGAAGGCCCGAGCCGGAATGAAGACCGGCCACTCGGGCCCGACGTCGAGTTCGGCGCGCAGCTCGTCCGCGAGGACTCCGTCGTCGACTAGCTTCTCACCGTGGTGCGTGAGCTCAAGGGCTACCCAGGTCGTTTCGTCGCGCCGGTCTGCCACTGGATGACTGCTCCTCCAACAGCTCAATGACCCGGCGCTTCAGCGTTTTCACGAACTCGTCTGCCGGCATCGCCGGCATGGTCTCTTCGGGGTTTGGCCGCCGCGCCTCGTGGGCGCGACGGGTGTTCTGCGCAAGCGGGTTGATGCCGATCCCCGTCTCGGTGAGGTAGGGATCAGCGCTCATACTACCAACGCTCGCGGAGAGGTTCTCGGTCCCAGGCGACGTGGGGGACCCGGGCTTCGGTGATGGTTCGATAGGGGCCGCGGTCGCCTCGGTCGGCGCCGGAGGATCCGTCGGCGTAGGAGAGGCCCGAACCGAGGCGTGCGAGGGCACGACGACCTCGGACCGCTCGGTTCGAACGACGATGCCCGCACGTCGCTGGTGCAGCGCCGAGACGTCGCAGGCGAACATGGCCGAGGTCGAGCGAACGGGGCGCTGGGCGAACCGCTGGGCGAACTCGATCAAAAACTCCCGGTGCAACTTCCCGACGGCCTCGAGTCGCTGTCGATCCCAGTAGGAGGGGATCGACGCCTCTCCGAGGTTGACGAGCCGGTAGGCCAGCATGCACACGTCGGCCATGCGCTCGTAGCGGACGGCCGGGGAGACCTTCTCGTCGAGTTTCTCGATGGTCGCGAGCAGGGCCGGGAGATCCGATCCCAGGTTCTCGAGCACGTCGAGGTACAGGGCGTTGGCGTCCAGGTGCAGGTAGCGGGCCACGTTGTCCCGGTCGATTCGACCGAGCATGGAGACGCCCTCGACGGCCTGGATGGCATCCCGGACGTGACACTCGGTCACCTCCGCGATCAGCGGCAGCACCTCGGGGTCGTGGTCGATCCCCTCCTTCTCGCAGATGTGCCTCAGGCGCGCGGCGATCTCCTGGGGCGTGTTGGCCCGGATGCGGAACAGGGGGGCGCAGCGGCTCAGGATCGCCGGGCGCATCTTTTCGGGCTCCGTCGTGCAGAAGAGGCAGACGATCTGCTTCTCGCTCGTCCCTCGTCGATTGTCCTCGAGCGGCTTGAGGAGGGCGTCCATCGCCTGCCGACTGAGCTCGTGCGCCTCGTCGAGTATGTAGATCTTCCGGCGTCCCGAGAAGCTCCCGAACTGCGCCTCCTCGGTGATGCGCTTCATGTCCTCCTTGCCGCTGTTCGTCGCCGCGTCGACCTCGATCAGGTTTTCCGACTTGTCCGCGAGCATTGCGGCACACTGAGAGCACTCGTCGCAGGGTTCGCCGTCCCGGGGATTCTCGCACAGGAGGGCGCGACCGAGGATGCGCGCGATGGTGGTCTTGCCGCCCCCGTGCGCCCCGGCAAACACGTAACTCTGCTGGAATCCCTTACCTTCCTTGACGTATTGCCGACAGACGGCGATGGTCGCCTCCTGACCGAGCACGTCGGCGTAGTGCAGGGGCCGGTATTTCGTCGCGAGACTCACCGCCCTCTTTCTACACCCAGGCTAGGCTTGAAATCCCGTGTGCTTGGGCGTGGCCAGCGCTATCTGAACGAAGGCTCTAGCCAGAGGTTCCTGCACATGCCGGTCAAGGCAGCGCACGCACCCATCGAACAGCATCGTGCCGTCGGTCCCCTCGATTTTCACGATAGGCATGCGCCCCGTCGGTTTCTCGTGACAGAGAGGACAATGCAGGGTGGTGCCACGGCTCAGCGTCGATACCGAGCCATCCGGGTGCAGCCCATAGTGCCGCTCTGCGTACGGGTCCCGCTCGAAAAAGTCCCCGAGGATCCTGTCGATCTCGGCCTCGGAAGCGACCCTAGCCTCAGGCATTCAGCGCCTCGACGATGTCCTCTACGTCCTCGTCCGCCGTCTCCGAGGCCGCGCTGGCCTGCTGGACCTCCTCGGCTTTCTTGCCGAACATCTCCTCGATGACCGACAGGGTGTCGTCATCCATGGGGCGCCACATCCCGTGGCGCTCGACCTCCTCGCGGTAGCCGACGAAGTCGGGCGGCCGGATCGAGCACTTCATCGTGCCACTCTCGGCGTCTTCCTCGACCCTCATCGCGCACAGGTGGTGGTCGAGCAGGGCCGTCTGCTGCGCGGGGGTCAGCTCCTTCCACACGTCCTCCCCGATCTCGATGATGAACTTGTAGTTGAACTTCTTGTCGGTCAGCACGGGGAGCAGGGGCGGTGCCTTCTTCGTGGCGCCGAGGAGCACCTTCCCGCCCTTCTCGATCGCCTTCTCGCGGAACACCACCCCGATGTCGTCCAGGATGAGCGCGAGGTGAGGATGATAGTCCGCGACGAGCTTCTTGACCCGGTCCATCACTTCGGCACCGGCCTTGTAGATCTCCATGACGATGTCTCCTTCAGAGGGACGGGAATGCCTCGCGGAGTGCCTCTCTCCCTCCGCGATCCCAGATTGCGCCGGGGTCGTCCCCGGACGCGCCGTAAGGAACCTCGATGCACCTTACCTCGTGCCGCCGCATCTCTCCTAACCCCTTCTCGGTGCCCCTGCGTCCCGCTTCGTCCTGGTCGTAGACTACGTGCACGGTCCCGCGCACCCAGCGGCGCACGGACTCGACGTGTTTCCACGACAGGTGAGCCGGTCCCGAACCCCAGACCGCCTTGTCGCCGACGATCTGGAGCATGGCGAACACGTCGTAGCGGCCCTCGACGACGACGAGATCCGAGCCCGCCCAGATCAGGTCCATTCCCTGGGGGGCCCCGATCCAGACGCAGTTCCAGCGGCTCTCGGCGAGGAGCAGCCGCAAGTCGTCCTTCTGGTCCACATGACGGCTGTCGAAGCCCAGCAGGCGTCCGCGCAGCGACCGGAGCGGGTAGACGATGCGCTCCCTGAAAGTCTCCAGGTGCGGACCGTATCGCTTGGCCAGAACTGGGTCGGGACAGCGCGAGAAGGGGCACTCGAAGGTGCGGATACCCCACTTCTCGATCAGGTCGGGCGTCGCGCCGCGTCCCATGAGGTAGTCGCGGTGCTCGTCCAGCAGGGTCGAGTCGTCTAGCGCACGACCGATCCACTCGCTCACCTCCACGCGACCGCGACTCCTCGGCTCGCATTGTGGACCACCGCGACCGCCTTGTACTGCCCGATGACTCCGAGGGTGCCCACGAACCCCCGGTCGGCGGGGACGACCACGACCGCCTCCTCGGGCATCCAGGACGCCCTGACGAGCGGGATGTCGGGAACGAGCAGTCCCGACACGTCGGTCTCGGGCGCGATGAGCATCTCGAGCTGCTCGAGGCCGTAGTACTTCAGGTGCTCGATGCACGCGTCGAGTCCTTCGGAGGTCAGCGGATGGGCGTTCCCCCACTCCGCCTGCTCTCCCATGCTGACGATGGCGGCGACGAGCTCCGCCTCGAGTCCCTTGCGCTTGCGGACAGCTGCCCGGATCGTCTGCGCCTGCGAGGCGTGGGGAACCCACAGGACCGAGCGCGTGCTCGAGACGAGGTATGGCGCGAGCTCCGGGTTCACCTCGAACTCCATCATCGCGGGAGCTACCCGCCCACGCCGGGTCTCCTTGATAGTGGCTCCGAAGTCCATCACCTCAAGGAGACTCGTCATCGGATCCCTCCTCCACGAGAGGACGCTCAGGTAGGTCCTCGGGTTCCTCCTCGCCGAAGAACGCGAGGATGTTGCCCTGGTTCTCGGGCTCGGGTTCGGACTCGGCCTCCTCCCGACTCGTCTCCTTGCCGGGACCCATCACCCACATGAGCGCGGCCACGTCCGGGTACGCCTTCGCAAGGTAGCCGATCCCTCGACCTATCCTGTCGTGAAACTCGTCCTTGAGGGCCTCCGGACTCCGGCGGACGCGGAAGTAGGGGCACTCGGCCGCCTGCCGGTCGCCTCCCATGGTCGAGTCGCAGACGACGTTGTTGCGGTCGGCACCGGGATAGTATCCGCAGACGTGGATGGTCGCTCGGTTCGCCATGTGGACGGGAAGCGTGACCTCCTCGTTGTAGAGGCAGTTCGGCGGCCGCCGGGCGAGTCCCTGACGGACGTACTCCTTGCGGTGACGGAAGATCACCTGCTTGGCCTTCTGCTTGATCTGACCCTCCGTCTTCATCGTCTGATTCCCTGCATCTCCTCGGAGGAGATCTCCCGGAACCTCGCGCGGTCCTTGGCGTAGGTCACGTAGTAGGCTCGATGGCCCGCGCCCACTAGGGCCTCGTCGTGGGTTATCAGGAGAATGTCGAGTTCTAGGCGTCGGCAGAGCGTGGACAGGAACCGCGCCGCCCGGTCGACGTACTTGTTCGCCACGGCCCCCAGCGTCTCGTCCAGGAGGAGGAGCGGCCGCAGTCCCCGACGGAAGATGACCGTGATCCGCATGAGAATGCTCTGCATCGTGAGCACGCTGCCGCCGAACGACTGATCTACGACGCCCTCTACGAAAGAACCGTCCTTCTGCCTGCGCTGCGTCAGGAGAGTGACGGAGATCCTGCCCCTCGACTCCTCTACCTCGGCGCGCACGGACATCTCTTGGTCGTGGAAGATCTCCTGGAGTCCCTCCGTCTGAAGCTTCTCGACGGCCCGGACGCCATCCGTGACCTCGGCGTCGATGAGGCGTCGGAGCAGGTTGCCGACGAGCTCGAGCAGCTCCTCCTCCCTCTCCAGGTCGGTGATGCGTCGGTCGTTCTCCTCGATCTGCTGGTCGAGCGCGTCCCGGAGCCCGAGGGCCTTGTTGGCCATCGCACGCGCGGCCGTGAGGTCGGGAAGGGCAGCGAGATCCGTCACGGTTCGGGATGGCCCGAGGGCCCCTCCTAGAGCAGCCAGACGAGCAGCGTGAGGTAGTCGTCGCCACCCCGATCCTCACGGAAGCGCACCCAGCCGCCACGGGGTTTTCCGGTCGCCTGGTCTACCTGGGGATTGAGGCCGAACTTGATGGTCTCGGCCTGGTACTGGCCGAGCAGCTTGAGGAGGTAGGGGTAGGCGATGTCGAAACCGCTCTCCGGGAGCGGGACCTCGGCGTCCTCGCCCGAACTCTGGTCCTGCGCCTCCAAGTGCAGGGTGACGCGGTCTCCCGACGCGCTGGTCATCGTCAGGCCGACCATGTTCCTGTCGATCCCGAAGCTGAGCCGCGTGTCCTCCCTCGCGGCCGAGGCTGCGAGGGCGTTGATTGCCATGCGAAGTTCCGCCGTCTTGATCGTCCAGTGATGCGGATCGTCCGGTTTCTTGTCGAGTTTGATGTCCGGGAAGGCGTGGTGCGGCCGCCCGACCGACATGACGCCCTCGTCCTGACGCACGAGGAAGAGGCACCTCTCGTGCTCCCGAACCTGCACCTCGTCGTCGCCGCACGCGGCCAGGAAGGAGAGCACCTGGCCCAGGTCCTTGCCGTGGATGCGGAGGTTGCTCTTGGCCAGCTCATCGATAGTCACGACCCCGAGCGCGCCCTTGTCGGTCGCCTGGAGGGACTCGTTCAGGATCTCGGTCACCGCCAGCTTCGGGGTGGTGGTGTCCTTGTCCGAGATGAACAGCTTGACGTGGGACAGGGCCGCGTGGAGCCGCCGCGCCGCGATGGCGGTCCCGGCCGGGCTCTCCGCGAGAGCCTCCTCCCAGTGAGGGAACTCCGAGGGATCGAGGGACTGGAACTTGACCGAACCCTTCGGGCACGTCGCCTTGACGACGCCGTCCTCCAGCTCCAGCGCGAGCACGGCGTCCTCGACCGCCGCGATCCACTTGTTGAGGCGCCACGACTCGATGGTGAACGAGCCCGTGTCGTCGCCGTCCGGGAGGACCGCCTTGCAGCCCGCGATGGGCATCGAGACGCCGAGACGGTTGTTACTGGACAGAACCTCGACGATGCCGTCTGGCCTGTGCCAGAATACGAAGTGGGTCGTGAGGTCGCTTCCGGTCGACGCGGTCCCGATGGATGCGACCTGGAGCGCCGCCTCGAGATCAGGCTTGGCTACTTCGATCTTCATTGTTTTCGCTTCCTCCGACGAACGGGGCGAGGGCCCGCTCGGCTGCTTCGGTGTCTTTCTTGAGTTCCTCGACGAGGGTCTGGTACTTCTCCTCGAGCTGGCGGAGCTTCTCGTCGATCTCGGAGGGTTCGATTCCTTTGGACCGAATCTCCTTCTCGACGGCCTCGAGATTAGCCTCGGCCTGCTCCTTGCGACCGCGCAGGCGCTCGAGCTCCCCCTGGAGCTGCTTTCGCTTCCTGACGACGTTCTCAAGTTCCTGGTCGAGGTTGGTCACGCCGCTCCTCCCGAGGGCCCCTGGATTGGTGCCGGGACATGCTCCTGTCCCTGTTACCCCTTGCGGAGGACCGCTGAATCGCCTCCGAACCCGAACTCCACGATGCCCAGAGGGTCGTCCCCCGAGACGTACAATTCGGGATTTTCACGTTTGCGCTTCGCCACGTTCTTCGCCTTGGCCTCCTGGCGCTGCGGGCACACGGACTCGTAGTCGCAGAACCGGCAGACCTTGTAGGCCGGGGACGCGTCGAACTTCTCGGCCTCCTGTCCACGGCGCACCTTCTTGGCGCGCTCGACGAGCTCGGCCAGGTCGCGCTTCGTGAACTCTACCCAGTCGACTCCCGACTCCCCGGTTTGCTCATCGAACGGGTAGCGGTACCAGACGAAGCCGAGCCGCTGCGGGAGTTGGTGGTAGCTCAGGACGAAGCACAGCGCGTACCAGCGCAGCTGGTCCGGATCGACGTACTTCATCTTCGTCTCGCTGTTCTTGCCGTCGAGCAGGGTGATGCCCGTGTCGTCGCGACGGATCACGAAGTCCGCGCGTCCTCCGAGCGGGAGCCAGCTCGCGGCGTGACCGAATAGCTCCACCTCGCTGCGCGCGTACTGGCCCAGGAGGCGATGACCCTTCATCGTCTTCAGGTAGCCGAGCACGCCCGCGACGCAGATCTGCTCCATCTCCTCGTAGGAGGGGGCCTGGTGCCAGTCGATGTACGACCTGGCGCACGTGGCCGACAGCTTCTCGCGCGTGAGCTGCGTGAGCCGCGTCTGGAGGCCCTGCCGATGCTTCCAGAGATACTGATTGTAGAGGTCCTCCAGCACGGCCTGGATCACAATGCCCATGACGGCGTGGTGTCGGGACTTGTCGTTCGGCTTGGGCTTCGCCTTGCCCGGACCGGCGCCCAGGTCGATGCCGCCCCAACCCGCCGACCAGAGGCACTTCTGAGGGCACTTCTCGTACGAGTCGAGGTGCGTCCAGAACAAGGTGCGCGGGGGAGGCATCGGGGGGCACTCTACCGAGGCCTCCCGCGGTCCTAGCTCGCTCATCGCGGCCTCGCGGCCTCCTCGATGTACGCCATCGCCCGTTCCCTCACCCTGTCGGGAAGGTCCATCTCGGCGACGATCTCGCTGAAAGGACGGTCGGACGACGACTGGAGCTCGCGCCTCACCGACTCGACGAAGGCATCCACCGTCATGAGCCGTGCCTCCTCTCGAGTGCGCTTCTCCATGTCGAAGACCTCGCTCGCGGGCCGGACCGAGATTTTCACGAACTCCAGCTGGGGCGGGATCCCCCGAGATCGCGGCCAGAGGCCGATGACCACCACGCCCGGCTCTCGGTCCACGTTGTCCTGCGTCAGGGCTCCTCGCGTCAAACTCCCCACGTTCACCACCCACTTGCCGTCCGCGACCTCCTCGATGCCCTGGTCCTTATGCCAGTGGCTCAGCAGGAAAATGTCCACGTCGGGCGCGAGCTCGGGCAGGTCGGAGTAGCGGACGATGTCCTCCTTCTTGAACATCTCTCCGCCATGCGGAGACGCGAGCAGGTGGGCCGCACACAGGAGCCAGTCCTCGTCGCGACGACTGATCGCGCGGAACCTGTCGAGATCGTAGCGCGGCCCGTGGTACGGGATGCCGACGGCCCGGACCTTCACCCCCTCGTGGTCCACGAGCATCTCGTTGCTGTCGTGCAGAGGGTAGAACACGCCCGCGTCGAAGAGGCTCCCGAGCGGGCTCTCAGCGAGGTTCTCGAGTCTGGCAAGGCGCACGTCGTGGTTGCCCACGTTGCAGAACACGGGGCACGGGTAGTGCGCGTGGATGCGGGCGATGCGCCCCACGAGACGGTGGCTCGTGCGGACGGGAGTCTTCTCGTTAAAGAAGTCGCCGCCGTCGATCACGGCCCTGCACTCGTGGTCGCGCGCGATTCGGCCGACCTCGGCGAGTTTGTGAGCGACCGTCTCCGTCCAGTCGTCTGTCCGGGAGGAAGGCGTCTGGTCGGAGTAGTGGACGTCGGTGCGCCAGAGGAGACGAAGCATCTCCTCACTTGTACCCACCAGATTTGCGCGAAACCGGCTGCCGTTTAGGCGGTCTCAAGGATCGAGAAAAGAACCTCGTCGATGCGCTCCCTGTCGGGAGCCTCCGGCAGCGCGGAGTCCTTGGCAGCCTCCTTCATCGCCTCCTGGAGCGATTCGGCCTCGGCCATCAGGTCGTCGTACGTGTAGTAACCGTCCCTGATCTTTGCAAGTTCCTCGGCATCAGGACGCCGCACGAGCAACTCCCCGTCTCGCAGAATCTCCAGTCCCGTCCTCAAGAGACGGATGAGATGAGCCCCGTGCTTGCTGTTCCCATGGATGCCGACACGCCCGTTGCGCCTGGTGATCAAGGTTCCGTTAGGAACCGTAAAACACACGATTCGATGGTTCTTCACGGGCACCGTCTCAACGGCCCCGTGCCGGACGAACCGCTGAAACCGCTTCGCCTTCTTATCGACGTGGACCTGGTACATGACGGCATCAGGATTCCAGTCGGTCGGGCTCGGATACGGCCCCCAACGCGACGTCTCCCAGCCGCAGTGTACGGCCAGCTCGTTGACGTCGTCCGCGAGTCCCTCCAGGGACGAGTAGTAGATCCAACTTCTCTTGGAAGTGGGACGGACGGTGCCGTCACCTCCGCACATCGCATCGAAAAGGATCTCCATCATGCGTTTCGAAAGGCCAAACACCCACCGGGGGATGCGCTTGTCCTTCTTCCTGCCGCACTCCGACACGAGCCTCTCCCGGATAATCTTGTTTCGGACCACCAGGACCATCTCCGTAATCCGCTCTCCCGTTCCACTCTCTCTGTCGTAGGAATGCAGAGTGGCGTTCGCGCTCTTTCCGTACTGACCATGAAACCGGGAAAGGCCCCGATGAAGACGGCCTCCCTTTTTCTGGCTGACGCGGACATCCTTCACGCGCGCCGAACCCTTCGGCTTTGACGCGGTCCCGTCCGAGAGATACCAGCCCATCAGACGGAGGAACGCCTCCGGTTTGATTGGAAGGTTGGCGAAAAGGTCCTGTGTGGAGTACCTCTTCTTGCGTGGGCGGATCGTTCGGAAGAAATCGAAGGCATCCGGCAGCCGCGCGGCTTCTGTCATGGTGATGCCGTAGGTCTCATCCTTCCTTCGCGAGACCTGACGATGAAGCATTCTGTGGTTGGGGGTCACGAGCACGTCGGTGTGGTAACCCTTGAACGCATACAGGTTGCCTGTGAAGGTCCCGTCGAACCTCTCAAGAGGCTCTTGATACTCCAGGGCACCAAGCCGCCTGTGCTGCATGTCTCTGCCGACGTACATGGTCGCAAGCATGTCCTCCTGACCCACCTCGTCGAAGTACTTCCACCCGCTGTCGGTCAGAAACTGCGTGTCCGCCGAATAGCAGTCGTAGCCGTGCTTCGCCTCGAGCTCGGCGCGGGCCGGGTTGCGGTCACGTTCCCACCGCTTGAACTGCTCCCAGTGCTTCCGCGCCACCCGGTACCGCCGCTCCTGCTTGATCGCGTAGAGCACGTCCTTCGTGAGTCCGAGACTCGCCCCGGCCAGCTCGTAGGTCCTCTCGTCCAGCATGTCCTCCGTGCAGTTCAGGACGGTCGCCTGGAAATCGGCCATGCGCTCGCGCAGCACGTCCTGTGGAGCACCCTTGATATGCTCGTCGAGACCGTCCTCGACTCCCCAGTCACGGATGATCTTCGACACCGCCTCGTCGATCTGGTTGCGTACGTCGGCCGGGAGCACGGACTCCTCGGGCAGTCCGAACTCCGCCCGCGTGGGCTCGGCCTTCGGCGGGTTCAGAAGCCACGCTCGATGCCCCTTGATGCGCTTGAGCTGCGACATCGCGTAGCCCGTGTACGTGTGACGACACTTCTTCGACAGGAACAGGTCTCTGTGTTCCCGGAGCCGGTCCCACGCCGGCGTCGTGAAGAGCACGTCTCGGTCGTCCAAGAACAGGAGCTCGAGCACGTTTGGGTTGGCGTTGGCGGCGAGCGCCACGTACTTGTGGATCGAGTACACGCAGAGGTCCAGGACCTCGCCACCGTCCGTGTACGCCGGGCCCGCCGTCGGGTGCCGGAGGACGACCTCGACCGCACGACGCGCGTTATCGCCCCAGGGCCCCTTCTGGTTCTCGGAGAGGAACTGCTCGAACGTCTGGTAGAAGCTCTCCCGGACCCGACCGGGGACGAGACAGGCTCCCCGAACGTCCACGTCGGAGCCCGGCCGCGCCGTCCCGTAGGCGTGCGAGCCGGTCAACCCGAGGAAGACGGTGTACAGGTCCACGTCGAACAGGGTGGTCATCTGGCCTCCTCTGTTTCTACGTGAAACTCGGAGATGGTGCAAAGAACCCGCTGATTCCCCTATTGGATTGCCTTCTACGCCATGAAGATCGAGCACGCTGTACTTGCCGTGATCCTTAGCGTGGTTCCATGCTGTGGGTCGGACGATGACGACACCGACGGGACCGGTTCGGGTACCGACAGCGGGACCTCCGCCGATGCCTCCAGCACGGAAGGGACCGAGACCCCCACCGACGGCTCCGACACGGAAGGGACCGAGACCCCCACCGACGGCTCCGACACGGGAGGGACCGAGACCCCCACCGACGGCTCCGACACGGAAGGGACCGAGACCCCCACCGACGGCTCCGGTACCGAAACCGGAGAAACCGACACGGGCACCGGGTCGTAGTTCTCAGTGGACGTGGTCTAGCGCGCCGCCGCAGGTGGGGCACTCCTCGTACGTCCCAAGCAGCTGGGCCGCCGTCAGCATCGTCTGCTCAAGGGCCTCCTCGTGTCGAGCTAGCTCACGCTCGAGCTGCGCCACCTCCTTACCCAGCTCCGCGCGCCGCCTCACGAGACCACGCGCGTTGACGACGGCCCGTCGGAGCTTCTCCACGCGGTCGAGGACCTGGTCGTCGAGGAGGATCCCCTCGAGCGCCGCCTCTACCTCGAGCGTCCGGTCTCGCTCCTCGACGGCCTCGTCGTGCCGGAGGGCCAGGCCCACGGACATTCCGAGAGCGTGCCTAAACTTCTCGACATACGCGACGCGCTCGTCCGAGGGCAAGAGGTCTCCCACCTGGTCCGAACCCTCGAGATTTCGGACGACGGTCGCCGCGAGGTCATGACGACACCGCAGAGAACGCGTGGCGGCGAGTTCGGTCGCGACACCCTGCACGGCGACGACCCGCTCCTCCGGAGGGACGGGGGCCTCCAGGTCCTCCAGTCCGGCGAGTTTCTCGACGGCCTCCGCGGCATCGTGGTACCTGCGACCCATCTTCGATAGGTTGCCGTGGGCCTTCGCCACGCGATCTGCCGCCACCCGGCGCGCCTCCAGCTCCGTCAGCCGCTGCAGCAACTCGTCCAGGCCTGCGAACCCCTCGCGGCGGCGGCTCAGAATCGCGGCGTCGGCTCGTCGGGTCTTGAGGTCGCCCTTGGCCGCGCGCCGGTCAGACTCGCACGCCTTGAGAGCGCGGCCGAGCTGGTTGACGCGCTCCACGTCGGCCACGGCCTCGGCGATCACGGAGCCGGGCTCGTGGAGCAGGAAGCTCACGCCCGTGATCTGGGGCGCGATCTGAGGCCACAGCTCGGAGTTGCCGGCGCCGACGGACTCCACTCCGAAGACGCGCGCCTCCGGCGGAACCCCGTGTCCCACGCGGTCGAAGACCTCGCCGTCTACCGTGTAGCGGTTCACCTTGGCCCCCTTCTCCCACGTGAGCTTGCGGCCGGACTCGAGATCCTCGACGTCGACGGTGCAGGAGCTCGTCCCGTGCCGCACGAAGTCCGAACCTCGCGCGTTCGTCAGGGCGCCGCGGACGGCGCGGAAGAACGCCGACTTGCCCGCGTTGTTCGTGCCCGTGACGACCGTCAGGCCGTCCACCACGATCTCCGCGTCCTCGACGCTCTGGAAGTTCCTCACGCGGATCTTCAGGGGCACGACCTACTCTACCGCCTCACGCGGGTTCGTCGGGAGGAATCTCCGGGTCGTCCGTCTGAATGCTCGAGAGGATCTCCCTGAGTTCGCCGTCGTCCTGGAACGCGTCGGCGGCGAACAGCTCGTTTTCGTCCTCGTCCTCATCCTCGTCCTTCGAGCTACCTGTGGCGCCCATGAACGGCTTGACCTGCTTCTCCAGGGCCACGGCCAGACGCTCGTTGTCCACGAACATCCTGCGGAAGTTCTCCATTCCCTGCTTGCCGTGCTGCTCGCCGTCCGGGTCGACCCAGTAGAGCCACGAGCCCTTCTTCTGAACGAGCCTGTGGGCGCAGCCGATCTCGATGAGAGAGCGTAGATCGTCGATGCCCTCGCCCCACCGGATGTAGAAAATCTCCTCGTTCCCCTGCTGCGGACTGACCTTGCACTTGTCGAGTTTCGCCCGGATCTTCGCCCCGATCACCCGATCCTGCGCCTTGTTCGTCAAGGCGGAGTAGTCGGACGCCTTCTCGACGCCTATCGGCTGAAGACGCAGGCGGATCGCGCTGTAGAACTTCCACGCCTTCCCACCCTGGACCGTGAAGGTGTCGCCGTAACCCCCGCCAGTGTTGATAGCGTCTCGGATCTGGGAGACCCCGAGCACGGCCGAACCCGTCTTGCTCGTGCGGGCCTTCAGCTTCGGCAGGAAAGCCGACCACACAGCGGCGTTCATCCCGACGCGTCCCTGCTCGGCGGTCTCCTTGATGGACTTCTCGAAGTACGCCCTGGGAACGCCAGCCCCGACGGAGTCGAGCACGACCAGGTCCACGCCGGAGTTCACCATCGTCCAGAGGATGGCTATGCCCTCGTCGAGAGTGTCAGGCTGGCAGAGCATGAACCTCTCCTCGTCACCGATGGGCACGCCGAGCGCCAGGGCATAGCCGGGCACGATCTCGTGCTCCCAGTCGATGTAGCAGACGACCCCCCCGTCGTGGATCGTCTGGGCTGATGTCCCAAGGGCTAGCGTGGTCTTGCCGCTGCCCTCGCGCCCGTAGACGTTCACGATGCGACCTCGAGGGAGGCCCGGACAGGGGGCGATTCCCCGTTCGTTCAACTTGCCGCCGATGAGGTGATCGATGATGATCGAGCTCGTCGAGAGGATATCCAGCGGCTTGTTGGCGGTCTTGGGGTCTAGGTTCGCCTGCCAGTCGTTGCTCTTGAGGGCGTGGTTCAGCAGACCCTTCGCCTGGAGGAGCGCAGACTTCGCCTTGGCCTTCTTCTTGGTCTTCTTCTTGGCGGTCTTCTTGGAGGTCTTCTTGGTTTCCTTCTTCTTCACCATCGCTGCCCTCTACTTCATCGACCAGAGAAAGAACCTCTCCGACTCGCGATGCAGGATCCCCTTGATCTCGAGCTGGCCGGCGCGCTTGCCCTTGGTGATGGTACGCATGTGCGTGAACGTCTTCTTCTCGTAGGGTGTGAGGTCGTCCTCGACGAGGCTCCCCTCGTAGAATTTCCAGAACCGGCCCGCGAAGGCGGCGACCAGGTAGGCGTCCGCCTCGTTGTGGTTCCAGGGGCCTCCCCCCGAGTCCTCCCGCGCGGCGTCCACCATGTCCGACTTCGCCATGGACCAGCCGCGGGGGCGCTCGAGAATGAGTTTCGCGAACTTCTTGACCTGGGGAGGCGCGAACAGGACGAGGTCCTGGCCGCAGTCCTTGATGGCCTCCAGGCTGAACAGGAACAGGCCGTACATCCCCTCGGAATAGTCTTCGTTGAAGACGGGATGCTCGATACCCATGTGATCGGGCTCAAGCTCCACGACCTTGTCGCGGAGCGCCTCGCGGAGATGCACGTACCTGTCGATCTCGTCGCGGAAGTCACGGGGACCCGTCCTGAAGCGCCCTCTCTCGACGCATCTCGGCGCTCCCTCGGCATCGGTGTCGTGAAGGGCCCATCCGAAATTTGTCAACGACGGATCAAGTCCCAGCACCAGCATCGGGGACGTCTCGCTCCCTACTCGTCGAGCAGCGAGCCGAGCATGCTGTCCACCTCCTGGTCCCCGGCCACGATGTTCGCCACCGGGCTGGCCACGTCCTGGCCCATACGCTCGCGGAGCTGGTCGATGGTGAGATCCTGTCCGATCTCGTTGCCCAGGGTGGGCGCGAGGGCGCGGACCTGGGCGAGCACGTGCTGGGCGATCTCCTGTCCCGCGGGGTTCTGGGCCTTCAGCATCTCCTTGAGGACGCACTGTTTCGCGGGCAGGAACCCGAACTTCTGGAACTGCGAGTCCTCGCAGTCGAGCTGCACGTCCCAGTCGTGCATCGGGTACCCCGACGTGTGCATCTTCTTCAGCTTCTCGTACTTGTCGCCGGAGAAGATCCAGGGCATCACGTCCGGCTTCTGACCGAACAGCGACTCCTTCGTCGGGGTTCCCTGCTTGCCCAGTGGCCACGAGACGATGATCGTCGCGATCATCATCTTCGGAGCTTGCCCGGCGAGCTTAGTGAACTCGGGCCCCTTGTTGATGACGTAGCCAACGCTGTTGATGAAGTTCCGGGGCGCCCGGATGAACAACGGCGTGAGCTCGTCCTCGTTCTGGTCCTCCTTCGGACAGAGGTCCTTGTGCGTGAAATCTCGGCCTCCCTCCATGCCGGGCCACCAAGCGAACCCTATCCTGTAGGTCCGCCCCTTCTCGCCCTTGAACTTCTGGACGCGACCTCCTACGCCCGCGTCGTTCTGGCCGAAGCCGAAGGTCTCCTGTGAGTCGGTCATTGCTTCCTCTCGTCCTTGTTCTTTCCTCAGGTGGCGTGTCCGTCAGACTTTGCCGATTCGTTTGGCCCCGAGACCGCGACCGCCTAGTCGTCGGCGAAGCTCGCGATCAGGTCATCGATCCCGTCCGAGGTTGGGGCTTCTCCTCCCTCCGCGCTTTCCTCGCCGTCCTCCGTCTCTGGATCGAAATTCGTCAGGAAGTCGTCGGCGTCCCGCTCGACGCCGTCGTCGGGAAGGGGCGTCTGCTCCTCGGTCGAGGGCAGCAGCTCGGCGATGTCGGGAACGGCCTCTCCGTCGGGCGCCCCGAACTCGAGCACGGGCTCCTCGGACGCCTGCGGGGCCGGATCCTGGTCGTCGCTCGCCTCGACTTCCTCGTCGTCCTCGTCGGGCTCGTCCGCGGTCGCGTCCTTCCCCGAGGTGGGGGCCACCTCGTCGCCCTCGTCCGTCCAGCTCATGCGCTCGTCCACGCTGGCAAGCATCTCGTCGATCTCCTTCACCCCGTCGCTGAGGAGCGAAGGGCCGCCATCGCCGCCCCAGCGCGCGCCCATCCCGATGTCGTGCTCGATGAGCTTCATCTGGTCCTTCATCCGACCCTGAACGTTCTTGAGGTCCGTCCGCTTGGACTTGACCGAGATCATGAGCGTCTCCAGGTCGTGGGCCTGCGCCTCGAGGTTCTGAATCTTCTCGATCTGGTCCCTGAGCTGCACGTCGGCCAGGGCCTCGCGCTCCTGCTGCGAGCGCCCCACCCGACACCTCGGATCGTTCACGAGCAGCTCGCGCTTCTCGAGCTCGTAGAGGGTGCGCCGGGCGTTGATGTCTCGCTGGAAGTAGTGGAGATCCTCCGAGATCTGGAGGAAGATCTGATCGACGCGGTTCAGGAGGGCCCTGACGCGGGCGATGCGGTTGTTGAACCGCTTGGGGCCGTACTCGATGGGATTAGGGTCGAGCTTGACCTCCATGTCCTTGAGCTCGGCGTACGTCCGCCCGATCCGCTCGAGATCGACGACGGGCGCGGGCCTCTTCTGCTCGCTACTTGCCTTGGTCGCCGTCATCGGTCAGAAGTCCCATCTCTCGCATGATGAGTTCGTTGTAGTTGTTTCGGACGCCCTTCGTGGCGTCCGCGAAGTAGCTCGCGCTGATGGTGCCGTTCGCGACCGCGGACTCAAGCGCGGCGAGGTCCACCTCCATCGCGAGCATGTGCCGCGCCAGCTTGGCGTCCTTCAGGTTGAGCCCCTGGGCCGCCTGCTCCTCGGCATCGTCCTCCTCCACGTGGACGTCGCCCGACCCACCCATGTCGTCCTGCACGGACTGCCACGCCGCCGAGAAGCCGACGAAGCTGTCTCCGTTCCGGCCCTTCACGCAGCGCGTGCACGTTATCTTCGTGACGCGGATGCCCCGCCGAACTCGGCGTAGCCACCGGCGCGCCTCGTCCTTGGAGGGAGGGTTCTGGCTGTGCGCTTCTGACATTTCGACAGGGGCTCCGTCGTGGAAATCCTCATCGGGTTTACCCCTCACGGGGTCCTGCTGAATCGGCCGAGAAACGCCCTCAGACGGTCGGGAAAGAGAGTATTTCGCGTATCGATCTTGCTGTTACGAACGGCTTTTTCCAAAGCCTCGGGATGTCCGACGAGAATCACCTTCTTCCGCGCTCGCGTGATCGCCGTGTAGATCAGGTTGCGCTGGAGCTGGTGGTGGAAGCCGCCCACCCACGGCATAAGGATGACGTCGTACTCCTGGCCCTGGCTCTTGTGGATGGTCACGCAGTAGGCCAGCCGAAGGTGCTCAGGGGCGTCCCTGAACGGCATCTCCACCTGCATGACCGGAGGACCGTGGATCTTCACGGAGACCGACTTCGACCTCTCGTCCAGCCGGGTGACCTTGCCTACGTCCCCGTTGAAGATCTCGTAGCGGTAGTTGTTCTTGGAGACCATCACGCGGTCTCCCTCGCGAACCGTCTCCGAGCCGAGGCGCATCTCCCGGAGGCCGGGAGTTTTGGGGTTCAGGAGTTCGCGGATGCGCAGGTTCAGGTTCGTGACGCCCAGGGTCCCCTTGTGACGCGGGCTGAGCACCTGAAAGTTGGTTCTGCGAGCGTAGAGCTTCTCGACCGTGCCCACGACCATCTCGAGCACCTGCGCCTCGTCTCGGACCTCCACGAAGGTGAAGTCCCTCGAGCCATCCTTGAAACTCGGGACGGTGCCTCCGTTGATGGCGTGAGCCGCGATCACGATGTCGCTGGCCTCGTCCTGACGGAAGATCTCCCGCAAATTCACGACCGGAAAACGCTCGCTGTCCACCAAGTCGCGCAGCACGTTTCCGGGCCCGACCGAGGGCAGCTGGGCGGCGTCGCCCACGAACACCAGCCGGCAGCTCGAGACGGTGCAACTCAGGAGCCGAAAGAGGAGGTGCTGGTCCATCATGCTGCTCTCGTCCACGACCACCACGCGCGCCGGGTGCGGGCGCATCGTCGAGAAGCTCCAGTACTCGTCGCTGCCGTCGGCGTCCACGGTGGACACCGCGTCACCCACGATCCCGGCGTAGGTGCTCTCTCGACCGTCCTCGCTCCTGGCGCCACGGGCTCCGAACGCCCGGTGGATGGTCGACGCCTCGGCGCCCGTGACCGCCGTGATGCGCTTGGCGGCGATGCCCGTCGGGGCCACGAGCAGGAAGGGCACCCCCGCGTCCTGGAGCACCTTGACGACGATCCTCAGCAGGGTCGTATTGTGGCTGATGAACCCGTTTGAGAGAAACTCGTGACTTTCTGGCGCACCGAAATCGACAACTTGGGAAACGCCGCTTTCAATAGTCGTGATGGGGTCGTAGAAAAAATCCTCTCGCATCAAAGCCCGGAGTCTCTCGGTGACTGGCGTTGACCTCTTCGCGTAACCCAGCAGCTGCTCCAGATGTTCGCGGGACGGATGCCGTTCATTACCGTTTTTCCCCTTCCCATATCGGTAAAACCGATCGTAATCAGTTCCTTTCCTGGGACGCGTCTGTGCCATGAGTGCCTCGATGAGCGACTCGGCGTTGTAAATCAGGTGCCGGTTCGTGTTGGTCTTCGTGGTTCTCTCAGGGAGGACCTTGAACTCGCACCCCACACGTTCTCGGAACCTGTCGTAGTCCTGCCCGTACATGGAGAGCCGGTACCACGAGGCGCCCTCTCTCTGTTCTTCACGAAAAGAACAGACGATGCCGAGCGTCAGAAGTAGATACTGGATACCGCGTGCAAGTTTCTCGGACCGGGTTCCATATTCAACCGAAAACCGCTCAGCGTGCACGGTGCCGTCTCCTTCAAATAGAGCGGAAAGGAAACCTCGGCGCTCGCCTTCCGATCCCGCCAAAATGACATGCGGGACGGTTTTAGTGAAGGAGGTGGCGGCACCCACGCCCAACGCCCGAAACCACCTGATAAGCTGTACGCTGTTGAGACGGACACCCACGAGGCCACCGACTCGCTTGTCATAATGATCTCGGACCTCGTAGCCGAACAGATCTTGGCACCACCGCCTGACGTCGTTGCGGACGCGAGGATCGTGGTTGGTCACGGCCCAGTGGGAGGCACTCGTGACGGTGCCCTCTGAGATCAGGTAACCCAAGACCCGCGCAAGAGCCTCCGACATCCGTCTAGGGCTGCGGTATCGAAATTCCCGATAGTCGCCTTCGGTCAGCGGGGGCAGCTCCGCGCCGCCGGACCCTGAGGAGTGGAAACTGCCCCGAACTATGACAGGGACATCACCGACGCCCAGGTCGCCCATCTTTTTCCAGACGAAGTCCCCTTCCTGAACGATGCGGATGGGATGTTCTGGAGTGCCCTCCAAGGTATACCCCGATTGCGTCGTGATGCGGACAGTGGGAGCTACGCCTCCATTGTAGATGTACGCCGTTTTTTCGATTCCCCTGCTCGTATCAATGTCGAGGGAAAGCGTCTGGTCTTGGTCAGGTGCAAGACCCGTCGGTAGGAAGTCTCCGATGGGCCGCGCGCCCCAGGGGCCGCTCACTAAAGTGGTGGGTACCACGCACTTCCCAGTCCCGGGAAGTCCCGTCACTATCGACACCGGCTCGACTAGGGCGTTGACGGCGCCCTCGAGCTGGGCCTCGGAGAGTCGGATCTCGCCGTGGCTCGACCACTCGGTGATGGCCGCCTGCGCGACGTCCCCGAGCCCGCGACTCCCTGCCTCCGCGACTTTCTTCGTCTCGGGGCCCACGGAGGAGAGCTTCTCGAGGTACTCCGCGAAGTCGTCGTCGTCCTCGAAGCTCGCGTGCTCCATCCTCTCCGCTAGGAGACGGGCGCTCTCCCTCTCGACCTCGTGGAACCAGGGCTCGTAGATGGCCGTGGTCTGTGGCCGGGTCTGGTTGTCGAGCACGAGCAGGGACTCGTCGTGGAGCCCCTTGAGGGTCTCCGCGATGCGCTGTCGCTCCGTGTCGGGCGCGTACTGGTGCACGCCCTGCACGATCTCGCCGGAGTTCAGGTACAGGTGCCCCATGCCGCGGCGCACCTTGCAGGTGTGGAGGACCGCGCCCCTGATGCGTCCGGCACACTTCAGGTCGAGTCCGAGGCGCATCGCGACCTCGTCGGCCTGGTCGAACGTGATCCCGTCGATCTCGACCAGCGCCCACGGGTTCTCGCTCAGGACCTGCTCGGCCTCGTCCCCGAAACGGGTGTAGATCCGCTCGATCTTTCGCTTGGGCAGGTTCAGGTCCGAGAGGAACTTGAGCGACTGGAACATGGAACGCACGGCCTGCCACCTGCTCACCAGGTAGTGCGCCGTGAACTCCGAGACCGAGGGGACCTCCTGGAGACGTTCGCTGTCCGAGAGCGCGTCGGGCAGCCCCTCTCCGAAGTGGGCGAGCAGCGCCTCGCACACCCTGCTCCCCACGCCGTGGCCCTGCAGCATCTTCACGGTCGTCTGGGCGTCCCAACTCTTGACGACCGGAGCGCGCGAGATGACGAGCTGGCGTCCGTAGGTCTGATGGTTCTGCCACTTCGCCTCGAAGCCGAACCAGCTGCCCTCCCTCACCTCGAGTCCGGGGACGTTCCCGCGGACCGTCACCGAGGCGTTCTTCCCCTTTCGACCGTCGAGGACCATCTTGACGACGTAGAAGCTCTGGGCGTCGTTCTCGAAGACGACCGTCTGGACGCGCCCGGCGTAGTAGTTGGACATCAAAGATCTCGCTTGAGGGATTCGACCTGCTGAAGGAACTCGCGGATCTCGTGAAGGCGCCCGGTGAGGTCCTCGAGGTTGGTAGGGTCCAGGTTCGACGGATCGAACGACTTGATCTTTTCGTCGATGCTCTCTAGGTCGGGAATAGACGTGACAACGACCTGCGACCTGTGCCCCACCAAGAAGTTCACGTAAACCCGCAGTCGCTCGCCGTCAGACCTCTCCACGATCCAGTCGTCCTTCTCCCGTCGCAGGACGCCGACGGAGTCGAAGGCGAACAGGAGCCCGGGATCATCGTGGTGCCCGTAGTGGCAGCGGCCCGTGTTCTCGAGCAGGCAGCAGCCCGCTCCCCACCTGTCTCGCAGCGGGACGTCAGGCGGTCGATGGTGCGCCAGGAGCCTCACCTCGTGACCCTCGAACGCGCTCAAAATCTTGTCCACGTCGCGCGTACCCTCGAGCTCGTCGGCCACCATGAGGCGGTCGCCGTCGCGGTAGAACGCGCCCAGCGCGTCCACGACCTTGAGTCCCTTGAGCGGGGTCGTCATCTACGGAATTTACCCCCTCAGGATCCCGTAGAACGTGAAAACCGGCGTTTCCTGTAAATTACTCCGACGCCTCGTGCAGAGGGCGTGAGACCGACCCGGCCCATTCCGACCCAAGACGAGCCCCGCGCGCCCCCGCCGGCGCCTCCCCCCGAGGACGACGCGCCCGCGACGAGGCGCGAGGAGGAGCGACCGAGACGGGACCCGAAGGTCGACTTCAGCGTCGACGTGAGCTTCAGCTGCTACGTCTAGCGGCCGCTACATGCACTTGCTGTAGCCGCACGAGATGCAGAGCAGGCACCCCTCTTGATACCGGAGGCTGTCGTGTGCCTCGCACTTCGGACAGATCTTCTTCCCCGACTTCGTCCCGTCCTGGATGTACTTCTTGAGGACGCGGGCGACGGCCTTCGCGAAGTCGTAGAGGTCGCTGTCCTTATCGTGCTGGAGTTGCTCGACCATGTACTGCGGCGGAGACCCGTGTCGGAGGGCCAGTGAGATCATGCGGGTCGCCCAGCCCCTATCGGCGTTGTCGAACTGCCGGACGATATCCTTGATCTTGAGCGGGTCGTCGGCCTCTCCATAGTGAAGATCGTACTTGCCGCCCGACCTCAGCGCCCGCTTCACGATGTGACCCTCGGTGACCTTCTTCGGGAGCTCGATGTTCTCGGTCGTGCCGCCGAAGACCTCGTACGGCTTGCCCTCGAACAGTCCGACGAAGATGATCCAGTCCTCGTACTCGCCGTCCTCCCGCTTGACGCGGCTGCGGTGAATGTCGCAGGGCAGCCGCTCGGGACGCTTAGGCGCGCTGTGCTGGAGGAACTCGCGCTTCTCGACGAGCACGCCGTCCCGCGAGTTTTCGCGGTAGGTCGTGATGCCCTTGCATCCCGACTTCCACGCCATCCAGTGGATCTGCTTGACCGTGTCGACGGACACGTCCTCCGGTAGGTTGATCGTAGAACTCACGGCGTGGTCGAGCCACCGGGTCGCCGCCGCCTGAAACCTGACGCGCTGGTTCCAGTCCAGGTCGTGGGCCTCGGCCCCGTGGTAGGGACTCTCCTCGAAGTCCTCGTCCCCCTTGCCGGTGACCTGCTCCCACCTGACGAGTCCGTGGTGACGCACCGTGTACTCGGACCACGCCTCGCCCGACGCGTCCACGTAGTCGATCCGGGCGTCAGGATCCCCGGAGTTGATCTTCTTGCGACGCGTGTAGATGGCCCTGTAGATCGGCTCGATGCCGCTCGAGGTCTGGGTCAGCAGGCTGACGCTTCCTGTGGGCGCCGTCGTCAGGTTCGCGATGTTCCTGCGTCCGTGCCGCTCATACTTGGTGCGCAGCTCCTCGCCCCCCGCCTCGAGGACGCGCTCGATGAAGGGATGTCCCTCCTCCTTCTTGTAGTTGTAGACGGGGAAGCACCCGCGCTCTCCGGCCATCTCGATCGAGGACTCGTAGGAGGCCACGGCCAGCGCCCTGTAGATCTTCTCGACGAGATCTATCGACTCATCGCTGCCGTATTTGTGACCGAGCATCGCGATGGTGTCCCCGACCGCCGTGACGCCGAGGCCCGTGCGGCGGCCGTTGTGTCCGGAGGCCCGGATCTTCCGCCAGAGCCCGAGCTCGACGGTCTTGACCTCGGGGGGTTCCGGGTCGGCCTCGATCTTCGCGATGATCTTGTCGACCTGCTCGAGCTCAATGTCCACGAGGTCGTCCATGAGGCGCTGAGCCTTCTTGGTGACCTCGTGCAGGCGCGCCCACTCGAACGTCGCCTTGTCGGTGAAGGGGTCCTTCACGAACTTCGCGAGGTTCACGAGCAGCAGCCGGCACGCGTCCGCGCCGCTCAGGGGAATCTCCGAGCACGGGTTCGTGGTGATCGTCCTGAAGCCCACGTCCGCGTAGCAGTCCGCCGGGCTCTCGCGGAGGATGCGATCCCAGAACAGGAGCCCGGGCTCGGCGCTGTCTCGCGCGTGCTGGTTGATGTCGTCCCAGATCTCTTGCGCGTCGGTCCACTCCTCCAGGACCGGCTTCTGATCCGGGTCGCACGGCCAGCGCATCTGGTACTTCTCCCCCTTCTCGACTGCCTCGAGGAACTCGTCGCTCAGGCGCACGCTCACGTTCGCCTTCGTGACGCGCGTGCGCTCCTCGTGGCCGCAGACGCGGCAGGAGGAGCGCTCATCCTTGATGCCGATGAACCGTCGAATCTCGGGATGGTGCACGTCGCAGGTGAGCATGAGGGCCCCGCGTCGTCCGCCCTGGCCGACCTCGCCACAGGTGTGGCTGAACCTCTCCATGAAGATCCCGAGGCCGTCCGTCGTGTGGGCCGCGTTGGCCGTGGGCATCCCCTTGGGACGCAACGTCGAGATGTCGGTTCCGACGCCCCCGCGACGTTTCATGATCTGCGCCTGCTGCTGGTCCGTGAGCAGGATCCCACCATAGGAGTCGAACGGCGGCGATATTCCGAAACAGTTGGAGACGCTCTGGAGCTGGAACGGGTTGCCGACGCCGCTCATCGGAGAACCCTGGGCCACGACTGTCCAGTCGCTCAGCAGGCCGAAGATCTCCTCCTCGGACATCGGGTTCTCGTAGCTTTTCTCGATCCTGGCGAACTCTCGCGCGAGCCTGCAGTGCATGTCGGGGGGGGTCTTCTCGACGTACCGCCCGTCGCCGTCTCGCAGCGCGTACTTCGAGACCCACGTGTCTGCCGCCAACTCGTCTCCGTCGAAGAACTCCAGGGTCGCGGCGCTCACCTCCTCGTGAGAGTACGTCCCATGCACCGTCGTGGCGTGCTTCCCGTTTCCGCTTCCGTCTTCGCCGGTCTTCTTGGAAACGTCGGGAGAGTCCTTCATGACGACAGTGCTTTCAGCCTGCTGCAACATCCTTGACCTCGACCATTCTCGATAGTGGGTCTGCCGGTTCTACACGAAGGCCAAGGCGCCTCCGCACCACCGCGCGCATAGAAGGCACGTGTATAAGGTGCCTAACGTCGCCGTGGTCAATAACGAGCGCCATCCGCACCTTACCCCGACGACCCCTCGCATAGCGAGCGAAGCAACGCGCACTCGAGCTCGACCCACGGATTGACGTGACCGCTCCTTACAGATCGCTGCACACGAGCCAGCGACCTTAGTAGGGAGGTTAATCGTACCTGGCCCCACCGCTTTGCGGCGGGAAGGAGGTTCTTGCGGAGCGCAAAGGGGTGCACACCGACCCTCTCGGCGACGGCGTCGGCGGAGAGGCCCGCGCGAAGGAGGGACGCGACGTGCATCCACTGCGTCGCGGCGGGCCCGACGAATGCGCAGACGCGGAGCACGGCGCCGCCCTCGTGACCGCCGTGCGCCCTCCGCACGCTGGTGAGCGCGCGCCCCGTCGCCGCGAGATCCCTGCGCCCGAGCGCCTCGACCACCGGCCTCGGGCCCAACCCCCCGAGGGCGCCCACGGTGCCCCCCACGTGGGCGAGGGTGACCGTCCTCTCGCCCACCGATCGCAGGAACAGCGCGATCTTCTCGATCTCGAACGCGAGCACCCCCAGCTCGGTTCCCACTGCCCGCACGACGGCCGTCGCGAGCTGCTCCGAGAGATTGACGTTTAGGCGCGTGGCCTCCTTCACGCAGAAGGAGATCGCCCTGTCCGTCTCCTCCCACGGTTTCGGCTTCTCGAAGCGCGCGACGAGACGCTCGGGGAGCTCCTTCGCCACGCGCCCGAGGCCCGACTTCGCCTTGATCGCGCCCTCCTGGTGAAGGACGACGGCCGCGGACGAGTCGCCCGCCTCATGGTGCCGGAGGACTAGCTCGGCGTCGACCTTCTCGGGTTCTTCCACGACCAGCAGGACCTTCTGGTCGAAAAAGACCCCCGTGCTCGACAGGACGCGAGAGATCTCGTCCCGGTCTCGGCCGTGGGCGTACTCGACGGTACGACCGCACGCCTCGGACACGGAGACCGCCTCCCGGAGCTCGCGCCTGCGCAAGAAGTTCTCGGAGCCCGACAGCACGACGACGGGGGGTGGATTGCGCCACTGACTCACGGGATCGCCCCCAGGAACGCGGCCAGGGCCTCGGTCGGTGTCGGATCGCGATAGCGCAGGGGCAGCCTCACGGATTCCCAGAGGAGTCCCGCGACGTCGTCCAATCCGCGCCCGAGCAACACGCCCGCGGCCGCCTCGAGCACGAGGCGCCCATCGGTCTCGTGAAGCGCCTCGATGACGGCCGCGGCGTCCCCGAGGAGCACCGCGTCCACGGCCCGTCTCGCGGCCTCTGCCGCGTCGGGCACGACCTCGCGGGTTCCGGGACACCAACGGGCCAGACAGCGCGAACGGAGGGTCGCGCTCACCTCGGCCTCGTCGAACGCCCACAGCACGGGCCGCACGGTCCGCTGGTCGAACTCCTCGATGCTCTTGAGCAGCACGTCCGTCGAGAAGGGCGGCGCGCGACAGACGGGTCCGATCACGACCACCCCCGGGCGGTCGCCGACGGGCGCATGGTTCATTAGCTCGACGACCTCCCTGCTCTCGGCGATCTTGAGCCCGTCGTCGCCGAACGGCTCATGCAGGAGACGCCCCAGACTCGGCACCATCGCGAGCGCTTGAGCGCGGGCGGTCGGACCGTGGAAAAGGAGGGAAGAGCGGTAGGTCTCCACCTTCCTTATACACCTAGACGCGGATGGAAAACGGGGTGTTGCACGTCAGGCAGACGTACTGAATCCACGTTCCGTGAATCCCGTCGTTCTTCTTCAAAAGAACCCTGGCGCGCCGCCCGTTGCAGGAGTTCTTGGCGCGGCAGGAGACCCACACGACCTCGTTCTCAGGGCGCTCAACGGCGCCGGGAGCGAGCTGGGAAGGAGGCTTGTTCTCGCCCATGTCGGGCCACGATACCGAGGCCATCAGGGCAGCGGTCCGTATCCGGCCTCGTGGAAGCTCTGGGCGAGGGCCTCCCCGATCAAGTCGATCACGTGATTGAGGTTGGTCGAGGCCGTCTGGGCGAACACGGGGTTCGCGGTCGACCAGCGAGGGTCGGTCAGCACCGGAACCACGGCGCGGTTCCACTGCCTCCCGTTGACCCAGACCGGATACCCGGCGGCCACGCGGCCCGAGATGGCGCGCCAGTGGTTGCCGGGTTTCCTGAATATGCCCACCAACCCCGACGAGCTCGCCAGGTTGGTTCCCGGAAAGATGGGAACCGCACGTCCCGACAGGATGGCGTAGACGGGAGCTGCCAGCACGGTCTTGGCCTGCTTCGGGGTCAGGTTCCCCCCGACGCTCCCCTGCCGCGCCCTGCGCTTGTCGGACATCTTCCATTAAAGAGGGGCATAGACGGGCTACCCGACTAGCCTCCCCCGTCAGGGTTTTTAGCCTCTTCCGCTCCTCCTAGGTCTCGAGTTTCCTCCCCGTGGTCGTGGTCCAGCTCGCTTCCCCGTCGTGACTACCGTGAGAAGGTGAATGGGGATGATGGTGAAGATTCGTGAAACGTGAGGATGGATTTTCAGGACTCGTGTTCGTCAGATGATGACTTCGGACAGACGACACCTCTCTACAAACCCTAATTGAACCTGAGGCAGGACGACCGTCGGGTCCCATCCAGAGGACGTCGACGGAGTCCCGCTCTCGAGGGCGAGAGGCGAGGTGGGAGTGCCCCGCGGACCGCGCCCTGATCGATGGGTCTCCTTCGCGCCCTGGGCACGAAGGAGGTCGTCGGTCGGAGGCTTGGTCGTGGCGAGTCATCCTGAGGACCCAGCTTTCGGAGGGTCAGCCCGTCCAGTGCAACCTTTTCCCTCGCCGGTTCGTGACCTCTTGCGTAGGTGGCCTGAGGGGCCGTCTCGGAGGCTTCGTCGTCCCTCCTGGGTTTCCCCAGCTTCCCCACCCGTGGGCGCCGATACCAAGAGTTCCCGTCGAGGATTGCGTCGGGGAACCTGAATGCTTGGCGTTAGACGCGCCCGAGCGTTCCGCTCGACCCCCAGAACGCGCTACTTGCGTTAGCTCGTTCCACCCGCGGGGGTTCGCCTCCGCACGAGGCGGAGGGGAGACGGCCGACGCACACTAGAGATCGTGCGAGCCCGTGTCAAGCGCTTAGTCACCTGCGTTCACAGGAGCACCCAGGTGAGGTCCGGGCCCCCGGAGACATGCAAGACCCTGCGCCAGCCCTCGTCCACGTCAGGCGGACACAGGACGAGTCTGTGGTGTGCGTCTCGCACCCGGTCGTCGGGCACCCGCCGCGAGGGAGATCTCTTCCGGTTGCGCGCGAGGCACACCTCGAGCTCGGTGTCGATGAACACGCAGTCGATCACCCTGTCCGCCGCCAGCGCGGCCATGCACACCTGGCGACGCGACAGCCTGCGAGACAGCGTGGTGTCGAGGTACAGGACGCCACGAACGCCGCAAAGCTCTAACCAGGTCGTCTTTCCGGCTCCGGGCGCCCCAACCAGAGCCCTGACCTCGTCCACGGCCGGCAGCAGCTCCCTGAACACGCGCTCCGCCATGCGCCACGCGATCACGCCCATGTCGCCCCCGTGGTCGTAGACGCCCCTTTCGTCGCACCGGAAGTCGTCGGCGCGGACGACCAGGGTACGTTTCTGTTCCCTAGAAACTCGGTCGTACCTCTGTTCGAGGGTTTCGGGCACGCTAAACCTACCTGGGATGTGAGGTCCCGGTGGTTGTACACCCGCGGAGCGGTTCGGGCTCAGCCGTCGGACGGGATGACGAGCCTCACGAGCCTGCGGCGCAACTCCGGGCACCCGGTCGCGCGGGCCATCTTGATGAGCGCGCGATCCTCCGAGTTCAACGAAGTCTTTTTCGACTTCTTCTCGGTCTTCGTGCCGTCCGCCCCCTGAAGGAATTCTTTGGCGTACGCGGCCGTCTTCAAGACCTCCTCCACAACCTCCTCGGGGGAGTCGAACAGGGTGACGGCCTCGAGTTCAAGGTCATCCTCGTCCTCGCCAGCGATCAACCCCTCCTCCCGGGCCTCCTGCATCACCGACCACGGCTGCCTCGGAAGCTTCTCCCTCGCGCTGCGCAGGTGCCCGACGGCCCGACGCCGCAGGTCGGGATCCCGAGCGTGGAAGGCCAGTCGGATCAGCTTTCGGTCGCGGGGAGTCATGCGGCCTCCTCTTCTTCCTCGTCGGCCATGATGGCCTTGTAGGCTACCATGAAGTCGGCCACGGGCATGTCCTGCATGCGCTCCCGCGTCTCGGGACTGGCTTTGGACAGGAACCTCTGCATGAGCTCCTGGTCGGTGAGCTTCTTGCCGCGCTTCGGCTTGCTCGCCTTGAATTCGTGAAGCGCGTCGGCGTCCTCTCCCTCCATGTCGTGCTTGTTGGCGACTCCCAGCACGTCCGAGTGGTACCTACGTCCCTTGACGTCCTCAAGCCGCTCGTCGATAAGTGCCTGGAGGCCCTTGAGGGCCTTCTCGCTCGTGTCGTAGCCCGCCTTCGCGAGGCCCTTGGCGTAGGGACTGTCGGGGCTGGCAAGCGCCGCTGCCAGGTGACCACGGATCTTGGAGAGCCCCTCGTAGGTGAGGCCCTCGAGCTGTTTCTCGGCCGCGTCCCGCTGCGGTCCTTTGAGCCCCGGCGGGATCAACTTCTCGCCCAGCGCCGTCTTGGCCTCGACCTTGTCGGTCGGTTTCTTCTTGCCCTTGCCGCGGAGCTCCTTGCGGTCCTTGTACTTGCCGGTCGGTTTCGGAGCCCCGGGCTCCTTCTTCTCGGGCTTCTTGGGTTTCTTCGGCGCCGGATCCTCGGTGACCGTGAAGGAGTTGCCCTTCGCGAACCACGCCTCCGCATCTTCCTTCGACATCGTCTTGGTACCCTTCCGGTACTCGCCGGCGCCCGTGTCGAAAGTGCGAAAGCGAACCCCGCCGTCAGGGAGGATGCTAGTAATCTTGCCGACAATGCCCGCGCTGTTCGAGATGAACATGCCCGGGACCATCTGATCGGTGCTCGTCACTTCGGTTCCGATCTCGAGTTTCTCCTTCGGCTTCTCGGGCTCCTTCTCGGGCTCCTTCTTCACCGGCTTCTTCTCGGACTGTTGCTTGGCCCACTCCTTCGCGTGCTGGCGAATGGTGTAGGCCGTGTCGTGATAGAGCTGGGAATCGCCAGGATCGTCGACGGTGAACGCCGCCGTGTCGAGGTGGTCGGCCAGATCCTTCGCGACGCCCTCGAAGATCCCGCGGCGCTGCGCGGTCGTGAGGCCCTCTGGCAGGATCGCGTCGATCTTGTCGACGTATTTGACGAGGTCGCCGACCGCGGTGACCTCGCCGCTCATCGTCATGACGAGCTCGTCCACCTCCTCCCTCTGCGTCTTCGTGAGGGGATCGGTCTGCTTCGGCTGCACCTTCTTCTTCTCGGGTTTCTTCGGCTTCTCCGGCTTCTCCGGCTCCTTGGCCTGTTCCTTCAACCTCTCGCGGAGCTCCTTGGCCGTGCTCGCGAGGTCGGGCCACTGGCCCGGATCCGTGGAGTCAAGGTTCTCCAGGTGCGACACGGCCGCCTCGACCACTTTCCGCATCTTCGCGGGATCGTCCCCGTAGTCCTTCTCGAGACGTTTCCAGAGCGTGTCTCCGCTCATGCCGACAGGGCCGCCGGAGAAGGACATGGCGAGGCCCGGCCCGGCGACCATGTAGCCCTTGTGCGCCTTGGCCTGGAAACGCTTCATGGCGTCCTCAAGGCTCTTGCCCGGCTTGCTCTGCTGCCAGCCTCCGACAGGTCCCCACCGAATCGAGATCTTGCCGTCCTCCCCCCGCGCCTCCCAGAACTTCATGCCTCCGCCCGCCGTCATGGCGACGGCCGGAAGGTGCCACGCCTCGCCCTTCTCGTGCATCTCGCGAAGCTCGTCCATGTCCTTCGGCCTGCGGGGGTAGAACTCGCTCAGCTTCTCGTAGACTTCCCCCGACACCCCGGTGAAGGGCGCCTGGGGCTGCGCAGGTTTTCCCTCGGCGGGCTGCCCCTGCGCCTGCTGCTGCCACTGGGCGTGGACCTGAGCCTTCTCCTGCGAGGTCAGCGAGTCCCACTTGACCCGGTTCCCGGTGGTCGACTTGCGATGCTTGCGAGCTCTGGCCCACTCGAGGAACTCGGGCGCGTATGCGGCCGTGCGGATGGAATCGAGGATGCCGCGCCGCAGCGTCTCGTCCGTCGTGGCGAACGCCACGCGTACGAGTTTCCGAGCCAGCGGCGAGAGGGAGGGCTGTCGAGCAGCGCGGAGATCCTCCAGGATCCGACGTCGCAGCTCGGGATCGGTGACGCGGTAGGCCATCCGCACGAGACGGCGCCCCGAGGAGTCGAGTTCAAGCGCCATCTATGTCGCCTCCTCTTCCTCCTCGTCCTCGGCCATGATCGACTTGTACATGATCATGAAGTCGGCCACCGACATGCCCTGCATCCGTTCCCTAGTCTCGGGGCTGGCCTTGGAGAGGAACTTCTGCATGAGCTGGGCGTCGGTGAGCTTCTTGCCCCACGCGGGCTTGTCGGCCTTGAAGTCGTACAGCTCGTCGGCGTCCTCGCCCTCGAGGTCCCACTCGTTGGCGACCCCGAGCACGGCCTGGTTGTACCTGCGTCCCGCGTAGGGTCTCAGGGCCTTCCGCAGCTTCCTCTGCAGCGTCTTGAGGCCCGCGGGGCTGTACCCGAGAGTCTCTAGGGCCTCCAGGTATTCACCACCGGGGCTGGCCAGGGCCTGCTCGATGTTGCCGAGCATTTTGTGCCCGGCACCGACGGTGATGTTCTCGAACTTCTCCACCGTCTCCTTCTTCATCTCGGGCGCCATGGTGGGAGGCGCCCCCACCGCTATGATCTGGTCGTGTAGCCACTTGGGTGCCTCGATCTTGGTCTCGGGCGTCGACTCCTTCTGCGCCTTGCCGCGGAGCTCCTCGCGGTCCTTGTGCTTACCGGTGGGTTTGAACGCGGGCTTCTCCTCCTCCTCCTTCTTCTTCTTTTTCTTCTTTGGCTTCGCGGGCGCGGGATCCTCGACGGACGTGAACTTGTTGCCCTTGTCGAACCACTCCTGCGCTGCCTGCTGCGTTATCTTCTTGGTACCGCTGTATTTGCCCGCCTTAGAGTCCCACGTACGGAAGCGGAAGCCGCCGTCGGGCAGCATGCTCGTCACCTTGCCGACGGTGCCCCAGGCGTTCTGTAGGAACATCCCCGGCTTGATCGAGGACGGGCTGTCGATGTCGGGTTCCTTCGGCTCCTCAGGTTCCGGCTTCTCGGCCTGCGGCTCGGGCTTCTGTGGTTCCTCCGGCGCCTCGGTTTCCGGCGTGGGAATCTCGGGCCCCGCTGGAGGTGCCTTCGGCTCCTCCGCCTCCTCCTTCGGCTCCTCCGCCTTCGGCTTCGCGAGGTCGGGGGGTACCACGTGGATATCGTGGGTCTTGCTGCCAGCCGACGAGCGGTGGAGCCAGAAGTCCTCGTCCTCCACCACCTTAGAGGGGTCCTCCTTGTCCACGCGGGAGAGCCTGACCGTCGCCTTTCCGGTCGAGGTCTTGCTCTTGCCCGTGACCTTGTGGAACACGAACGGCTGCCAGGAAATCCAGAGGAGGTCGCCCTCCTTGAGCGCGTCGAACTTCTCGGGCGTGAGCTCGGTCTTCTTGGAGAGCCCCTCGGGCTTGTGCTGCTGCGCCCACTCCTTCTTGCCCGCCTTCCACTGCTTGTGGACCTCCTTCTGGGCCTGGGAAGGCAGCGAGATGAACTGGACCATGTTCCCCGTCTCGGGATGCTTGAACTCCTTGTTCTGCACCCACTTGAGGAACCCCTTGCTGTACCTGGCCTCCTTCAGAATGCCGAGGATCTGCCTGCGGCGTCCGGCGTCCGGCGTCGTGAAGGCAATTCTGACGAGTCCGGCGCGCTCCTCGCGGGTCAGCGTGATGGCCCCCTCGAGATCTGCGGCCTCGCTCGCCAGGAGATGGTCTGCCGCCTTCACGGCACGGACTAGGGCGGCACGCGTCGCGGCGCTCGCCGCGTCGTACGCCGCACGGATCACCGCGGTCCGCAGCTCGGAAACATTCGCCGCGACGCGTCTCTCCCGGGCCATCCGAACCAGGGGCATCACCACCGGGCGATGCTCCGGCTCTTCAAGCGCGAGTTTCACGATCTGGTAAAGCATGAACGCCCTCCTCTTCTTCGCTTCGGCACCGCGCCTGGCGTGTCTCATCACCACGTCCCACCCCTCGTCGGAGATCTCCGCGAAACGGTCGGCGACGCGTGCCGCCCCGGACCCGAGCTCGCCCCGGTTGCGGATCGCGTGCTTCCGCAGCCGCCTCGCCATTCTCTCGCGACTGGCGTCGCCCCCGAGCAGTCCCTTCGTGCTCCCTCCCGAGACCAGGTAGTGACTCATGAGCCGGATCGGCAGGTCTCCCGCGGCCGCCGCCCCCTGGCTGCCGGGCTCCTCGAACTCTCGCTCGAGTGCGTCGATGGTCTCCTGGTCGTAGGAGTCGTGCCACTCTCCGGCCTTGGTGAGTTTCTGGCCGTTCCACTTGCCGCCCCGAAGGGTCGCGCGCCTGACCTCCGTGTCGCCTCCAACCGTGGCCCTTCCCTGAACGCGGCCGCCAGGCCCCACGCGAGCCCTTCCCTCAACGCGAGCTGGCCCGTTCACGACGGCGTCCTCGACGGTCGCGCTGCCCGACACGGAGGCTCCGTCGCCGATGACCGCGTTGCGCACTACGGCCTCGTCGGCCACGCGTCCCCGCACCCGGCTCTTCCCCTCGACCCTAGCCCTCCCGGAGACCTCGGACTGCTTGTACGTGATCGAGCCGCGGTCCACGTGAGCCGTCTCGTCGATGTCCCCCCACTTCCAGGGTTCCTCTCGTCGTTTCCCCGGCTTGGGCTCCTGTACGTTTTCGGCCGGGAAGGAGGCGGCTCCCGGGGACTGCCGTCGAGACCACTGCTCGTGGATGCGCCTCTGCTCCCGGGCGGGCAGCGACTTGTACTTCACGCGGTTGCCCGTCTGCGGATGCCGGAACCTTTGCCGGTCGACCCAGTGGAGGAACTCTCGGCTCACGAACCGAGCCGTCCTCGAGAGGGCCTGGCTGACCAGGAGCCGCGCGAACCGACGAGGAAACTTCCCGCGCTGGAGATCGCGGACCAGGCGCCCGGGGTTGCGGGGATCGTTGTCGTGGACGAGGCCCTCCATGTCGAGCGCCGTCTGCATCCACGCACGCCAGCTCCTCGCGATCTCCGCCATCCGCGAGCGGTCCCCGCGGGCGATCTCATCGGCTCGGGCTCGCAGCTCGACCGGATCGGGGAGCCTGAGCCTGTCGCGTCCGGCGGGAAGCCGGCTCTTGAAGCGCATCTCGTCCGCCGGATGCCAGCCGTGGGTGCGCACGCGCTGCAGCTCCTCGATGCGGGTCGCCAGGCGACGGAGGTCGAGAGGACTCGCCATGGCCTACGACACCATCCACGCGCGGGCCACCCGGAGGGGGACGGGACCGCGCCCGTGCTGGGGGTGGGGTCCGACCTGACGGTCCCACCCGTCGTACTCGTCCTTCTCGAACCATTGCTCGAGCACGGCGCGGACGCTCGCCAGGGTCGGGTCCGAACTGACCTCGGCCTCGCGGCTGTCGTCGTCCTCCTCGCGCTCGACCGCGATGCGCGACGCGGCCGGCTCGAGGAGCTCGATCTCTTCGGCGAGGTTGTTGATGAGACGCCTGACCGTCGGATGCGTTCCGACCTTCGTCGCCATGAAGTGGAACACGTTCCGGGCGTTGCCGCCGAGCACGTTGGTGAGCCTCTGCGCACTCACGCCCAACTCGTCCATCATCTCCCGACGGACCCGGCTGTAGGCCTGGGTGAACCAGGCGTTGGGGTCGAACCTCTGGACCATTTGCCTCATCTGGTCGGCAGACCTGTACTTGGGCTCCGCGATCTTGTTCAGGAACATCCGCACGATGGGGACCTCGGACTTGGGGAAGTTCCTGCGGATCAGGTGGTCGATGACCAACCTGAGTTTCGTTCCGGGGCCTCCGGGGCTCTGGAGAGCCAGCAGGAGGAGGTTTTGGCGCTTCTCGGCGTCCAGGCCTCCGCGCCCCACGGTCCGGGTCGGATCGTAGCCTCCGGGCGTGCTCGGGCCGAAGGTCCTGATGTGGCGCTCCCGCCATGATCCGATGACGTCCCTGGCGGCGTTGGTCACCCACCTGTCGATGGTCCCCTTGACCCGGGAGTGGTCGGGGGTGATGGCGCCCTGGCCGAGGTCGTTCTCGTACCGACGCAGGGCCTTGCCGACGGAGTGGAACAGCCGCTTGCGGTCGGGTCCGGCGGACGTGCCCGAGTGCGTGGTCATCTCCTGCACGAGCTCGTCGGCGTCCATGCCCGACACGTTGCGCAGAGTCCGGGACGCCACGGCGAGCGCCCTGTCGTAGACGCCCTGGTCGGTCGCCGCCGTCCAGGAAGCCGCGAGCTTCGGGCCGAAGTGGTCGAGAGCGTGTCCGAAGCCCCGCTCCTTCAGCCGGAGCCACGTGCCGGGGGCCTTGCCCGCCGCGCCCTCGAGGACGGATAGCCGAGCGAGCATGTCCATCGTGAAGGCGCCGACCTTGCGACGGACAGCGGCACGGAGGTAGCGAAGCGCCACCTCGTGCGTCAGGGCTTCGTGGCTCGGCTGCGGCATGTGGGTGGCTCTCGGGGCGCGTTCAGGGCCTCACCTTGGCCGGTCGATAGAAGGGAAAATGGAATGCGAAGGCGAGATCTCGCCCTCGGTTTTCCACAGGAGATCCCCAGAGGGCATCGAGACAGCAATAGTTTAGCTATGGGATCTGAAGCGCCCGACTTCACGGAGAAAATCGCAGACGGGCGCCCCGTTCGGGAAATTCTTGACACGCCGCACGCAACCTCCTACTTTTCTCTCCGTGCTCTCGTCCACTTGACCGGTCGTTCAAGGCTCGTCCCGGACCCTGAGCACGTCGCCTGAAACGCTTAGCTGAGGTGCCGAGCACCCAAGCGAGGAACACATGCGAAAAGCCGCCTCGGGTCCCCGACCCACCGCCTCCCTCTTCCACGACGTCGTTCTCTATCTCGTCGGCAGGCTCTCCGGCTACCGTGCCAACGTTCCTGTCTCGCCCGAGCGCGTCGTGAACGACGCCCTGCGTCTGGTGGGGCCCGACGCCCTCGCGGCCTGTCAAAGACGCAGGCGCGGCTCCGCCGAACAGGGGCGATCGCTGGCTCGAGAGGCATGGCGCGAGATGTGTCGGAACCCGGGCCCTCAAGGGCCCCTGTGTGGGGTCGTCGGGAAAGAAAAAGGCGAGGGTTGGACCCTCACCGAGGCGGGCGTCGAGCAGGCTCGGGCGCTGCGGAGGACGCACGACGGGGCCTACGACCTGTGCCACAGCAAGATCACGGCGAGGCAGCTGTTCGATCCGGTCGTGTACCTCCTCGGTCGCCGCGCGGGCTTCCAGGTCGGAGTCGCCGTGGCCCAAGACGAGATCTTCGAGGACGCGCTGCGCCTCGCGGGCGTCGACGTGACCCGGCTCTCCGAGTGGCCTCCGGGCGTTCGCGCGTTCATGCGTCGGCGCGTCCAGTCCGCGTGGATGGAACAGAGGACGAGCGGCGGTCCGAACGGAGAGGGCCTGTGCGTGAGGCCACCGGGCGCGGGCCCGGGGCAGTGGGGCCTCACCGAGGCCGGGGTGGAGAGGGCATCAGAGCTCTGCGACGTGTACGACGACCTCTACGCGATCTACAAAACCAAGATCACGGCGAGACAGCTCTTCGATCCAGTCGTGTACCTTCTGGGGAAGCACTCGAAGTTCAGGGCGTACGTCCCGGTGCCGCAACAGAAGATCCTCGACGAGGCCCTGCAGATGCTAGGCGTCGACCTGACGAAGTTCATGGGACGTTTGAAGGATACCTCCTCCGAGGTCCGCGACGGGCTCTACCGGCGCGTCCACTTCGCGTGGAGAAACCAGCGTCGCGAGTACTGTCGCTCTCGCGTGGCGATGTGCGCCAAACCCACGAGCGGCGCCCGCGGGGAGTGGGCGCTGACGGAACAGGGCGTCAGGAGAGCCAAGGGCCTGAAGATCGTCGCGGGGCAGCTCGCCTTTACCCCCTGCGCGAACGTCAGCGCGGAGTACCTGGCCGAGAACTTCGATGAACTCTACGGACGCATCACCCTGCACCTGCGCCGGACCATGCGTCGCTCGGAGATGTTCGACAAGATCGATGACCATGCGATGAACTGGATTACCCGAGTAATCCACCGGGACGGCCTCCGCAAGCACGTCGGACTGGGTCAGAACCTCGCCCCGTCGCGGGTCTGTGCCTGGGCACGGAGGGGAGCCTACACGGACATCCGAAACGAGGGACGCGAACCCGTCTGCCGCGTCTTTCACGGGGCCCTCACGAAGCGCGAGCTCGGCGACTACGACGCGTCGCGCTGGACCACGGAGCACGTCCCGCGGACGATCAACCAGCACGAGCACCTGGGCGCGAACCGCTGCACCGAGCACAGCGAGGATGACGACGCCGCCACGGACATGATCGAGAGCATCGCCGACGGCATCGACCTCGAGAACGAAGTCCTGAACTCCGACGCCTTCGAGCACGTCCTGGAGCGCGTCTCGGAGATCCTGCTCGACGAGATCGATGAGGAGCAGGATCCCGAGTGGCACCGCCAGCTCGTCCACGACAAGTTCGTGCGCGAGATGACCCTGCGCGAGATCGCGGAGGAGCATGGGCTCTCCTACGAGCACGACCGCAACAAGATCACGGCCGCGCTGAACCGCGTCCGCGACGTGATGCTGCGTGCCCGCGACGAGGGCGAGCTGGACGAGTTCCTGGCTCCCTAGCGCGAGAGGTCGTAGTCGAGCCAGTCGCCGACGCTCGTGGGCGCCTCCTCCGAGGCGCGCCGCAGCCGAACGCTCGCGTCGGGGTACGAGGACAGGATGAGGCTGCTCGCGGCGCACTTGCCGATGTCGCCGTGTTGCCCGAAGAAGCCGGTGATCGACCCGTGAAGTGCCGCCCGACGCGCGTGCATCTCGGCGCCGATGATGCCGGCGGTCTCCCGGAGAGCCGCGCAGAGGCTCAGGCCGCGCTTGGCGGTCTTCACGGGGTAGCCGTACATCCCGCGACGAGATGGAGCGGCCTCCTTGTCGACGCCTCCCTCGTCGGCGGCGAGCCTCGGAAGCGCGTTCTTGTAGGCGGCGAGCAGGACTCGGGCGGGGAGGCTCTGGCCTCTGCCGGCGTGGGTCTGGAGGAAGTCCACGACTCGACGGTCGCGAGCCGCGGCCCCGCTGGCGAGTTTCGCGGCGGCACGGTTGAGCCTGCGAACCGCGGCCTCGCAGGAGGCCTGCACGGCGCGGGTGTAGCCGTACAGGCCTCCCGCGGCCCGGGCCTCCTTCGAGAGGCCGAGGGTCGGACCCCACCGGTCGAGCGTCGCCTCCCGAGACCGCGCGCGGACGCGGGCCCCGGAGCTGGCCGACTTCGTCGTGTGCTTGACCTTGGCGAGGATGCCGTCCGTGAAGGCGCGCGGATTGTCGGGCTGGAAATTCACCTGGAACACGGGGCCCTCCATCTCGACGTCCGGCAGGGGCTCCTGCTGGGTGAAGAGCACCTCGTCCTTCCCGGTCCACCCGACGTAGGTGATGAAGCCTAGCGGGATCTTCTTCGTCGTGGCGGGGTACGCCTGACGGACCTCGTCGACGAAGTCCTGGTTCACGTAGCGGCGGCCATCGAGGTGTGCGTACTGAGCCGGCATGTCACTTCCTCTCCAGGTATCTGTGGGCCACGCGGCGGGCGATCTTTACGGTGCCGTCCGGGGCGTACTTGGCGTCCACCTCGCCGCGCCACCGGAAGATGTCGGACGCCACGTGATCTATGGGCTCCGCGAAGGGGTATTCGTCCTCGTGCGGTTCAAGGCCGAGGAACCGCAGCCTGTTCGTCGCGAGCATAACGAGGTCCGTGCTCGTCTCGAGGTTCGTCACGGCCTGGACGTAGTCCTCCAGGGCCTCCCTAGCCTGCGTTCCGTGGCGCGCCGCGACCCTGCGGCCGTCGAAGGCCACGACCTGACGCCCGTCGGTCGTGACCTCGCGCTCCACCGCCATGGCCGGTCTCCTCACCAGGTAGTCTGGCCACTTCTCGTACCACTTGCGGTAGAACTCCGACTTCGGAACCACGCGCACGGTCTCGTCGGGGTCCGGGATGTTCGGGTCGGCCACGTGGACGTTCAGGTCCTCGTCCACGTCGAACACCACCGAGGCGTGGGACCACGGCCTGTTCTCGGGATTCCACGCGATCATCACGGGGACGCCCCGGTCCGTCCACTCCCTGAGCTGCGGCGTGGTAGCCGGACAGACGAGCGTGCAGCGCATGCCGTAGTGTTGACCACACGCGAGGGCGTTCTCCCAGGAGGCGCCCTTCATCGGACGCGATCCCATGACCCGGTTCACCTCGTCCTCGAGGCAGTCGACGCCGAGAGCGCGCAGGCACATCGCCATGCTCGCGCTCATGCACGAGTACTGGCTCCGCTGCCGGACGGGCTCCACGTCGGCCCGAGCCAGGCGCATCTGCTCCTGCTGCTCCTTCATCTTCTGCAGAGCCCGCGGCGACCGGCGGATCCCCTCGAGCTGCTCGCGGCCTCTCATCCACTGCTGGAAAAGGCGCCGCTGCTCCTCCGGGGGGAGGGAGGCGAAGAGCACCTGGTTGCCGGTCCGAGGATGCCGAAACCTGCGCCCGAGCGCGAACTCCTTGAACGCCTCTGCCAAGCGTTCGCTCACGTCATCCCCCTGCGGGAGCCGTGTCGTTGGTCACGATGCGCGTGCCCTCGACCTCGATCTCCTCGGGCCTGTACTTCAGCGAGTCGTGCACGGCGTCGAGGTACTCGGCGGCGAGGTTGAGCTTGTATTCCTGCCAGTCCTCCAACCCGTCGAGGTCCGCCCGGGCCATGTCGAGCACCTTGGGTGTCAGATCCATGATCTTCTGGAGCGACTGCCAGACCATGTACTCCCGGTCGACGGCCGCGAGCTTCGTCCTTCCGAGCTCCGCGGCCAGCCTCCGCTGAAACTCCTGATCCTCTCGACACAGCCGAAGGAGGGCGCCCGTGACGTCGGTAACTTGCATGGCGAGACCGCGTGTTCTACGGAAGGAAGGACATAGAGGGACTATCGGGCCGGTAATGCCTCTATGGGTCGCGCGTTCTCAAGTGGTCAATGCTGTACGAAACGCTCGTCTCTCGGGTCTCCGAGCTGTCTCGGACCCTCGTGCAGTCGGGGACTCAGGGCGAGTTCGAGCAGGGCGGTTCCGTCTTCCGCACGGGTTGTGACCTCGCCGGGAACGTGAGGTCAGGCTTCTATCTGAGGCTCCTCGGAGCCTCGGCGCCCGGCACTTACCGGGTGGTCGCCCTCACGCACGCGGGGGAGATCGAGATCGACCACGTGTTCGAGGTGCGGGGGAGGGGCGTCGAGTGGGAGATCTACGACGAAGGGGTAGACGGCGCGGCGGTGAAGAGGGTCCTACACGTGTTTCCGGACGCGGTGATGGAGTGCGAGGAGGGCGGCCAGGTCAGGACGCCCTTCGGCGTCTTCAGGATCGTCCGACGCCGGCGCAAGCGAGTCCGCTGTCCCTCAGGGCTCTGGACGCACGCTGCCGAGCGGATCCAGGCGAGGATCCGTCCCGGCAAACGACTCCAGCGCCAGGTGCCGGAAGGCCCTAGTGAACCTCTGGCGGAGGACATTCCGATTTCCGCGCCGGACGAAGATCCCGAGAGCTGATGATCGAGGCGTCCAGGGCGCCCTTGAGCCAGCCTCGCGAGAATCCGGCCATGAACAGTTTCGCCTCGGTCTCGGTCATCCCCTGCGCGACGACCTGCTCCCTAGCGGATGACCGCGAGTGCCTGAACTTCGTCAGGAACAGGGGTCTCAGCCTCTCCCGGATGACGCCGAGCACGGAAGTCTTCTCCTCCTGGCTTTTACTCGGTTTGGTTTCGCAGTCCATCATGCACCGCGCTGATCGCTTCGTGAGCGAGAGGGGACGCGAGCTCGTTGAGCCCGCGCTGAACTTGTTGTAGCGCACTTTTCGACAAGTTTTCGATGAAATCCTCCGGCACCTCTTCCGCCGACTCCATTTTCTCCTTGAATTCCGCGTCGTTGGAGAGTTTCAGGAGGAGCTGAAGCAGGGCCTCGGCGCGAATAGCCTCCGTGAGGAGGGCCCACGATCCCTCGGCCATGCCGCCCGACGGCGTCAAGGTCGCCGTGACCTCGACGTCCTGCTCGTCCTGAAGACGGTGGAGACTGCGAAGCGCGCCGGTCTCGGCGTCCTTCCGAACGTGGACCTCGATCACGAACGCGGAGTAGTCGGGATGCGTTCCCTTCGTCCAGGGGACCATGGGGCACTTTACCGGAAAAGCGCGTCAGGACTTCCTCGTCTCGTCCTCTGTCGGGAGCTCGGAGTGCGGGCTCTCCTTCGTGGGAGAGGGCGAACGCTCACCGTAGTCCCGACGCGTGCGCAGGGGCCTGCCCATCAGGATGGCCGCCTCGTGGACGAGGCCGAGCGCCGCGCTCTTCTTGCGCTCCTTCGCCGCCTCCGCGCGCCAGCCGGGAGTTTCACGGTCGGCCAACGCGGCACAGAAGGCGCCTGGATCTCCGACCTTGCCCTTCATTCTCTTGATGCACTGCGTGACCTTGTGCTTCGGGGCCCTCCCGGTGAGACTGTCCCAGAACTTCCTGCGCGACTCGTCCGTCCAACCCTTCGGAAGTGGTCCTTTCCACTGATGACCGCCGGGGTTCTTCGTGTCGGCACCGAACAAAGCTGCGGCCTCCCTCACGAGGTTCAGCGCCGCCTCGCGTCCGGAGGCCGAGTCCATGATCTCCCGCAGCTCGGCAGTCATGCGTTCGAGCTGTTTCATGGGTTCCTCCTCGGGCTCTTCCGGTGCTTCGGAGCCTTTCTCTTCCGTGTCCTCCGGCTTAGAACCGGTCTCGGTCTCTTCCTCACCCTCGTCCTTGGACTTTTCACCCTGGTCCTTGGATTCCCCACCGTCGTTCTCGCCCTTGGACTGGTCGGACCTCTCCCGCGGCCTCTCTTCGGACTGGGGTTCCTCCGGCCCCCGAGCCTCTCCGTCGTTCGTTTCCGTGGGCACGAGATCTCCTAGGCGACCTCGGCCTTCTTGCCGATGCCCTGCTTGAGGCGCTTGGCGAGGACCAGCGCGGAAAGCAGCGACTTGTTGCCGGT